TGATTTCTACTGAACTGTTTCCTCATGAGAATCACCCATACCGATTAGAGTTTGGTGAAAAGAAAAATCCTACGGTTTGTTATTTTTCTTGCGAAGAACACTTGCAAAAATATCTAGAAAGGTATAAACTGGATAGTAAGACCACAAAGATTGATTATCGTGATGAACCCCCTGTCCCCAGTAAAAAACACAAGAGAAGTGTGGAACAAAAACCTAAACCAAAAGGTGACGGAAGTACAAGTGCAGTTCGCAAAAGAAAACCCAGCGTGGATTCCAATCGAAACACTACTCGCAATACAAAGTCTAACAAATGATACAGGTAACTGAAAATGAAGACGGATCTTTCGATATCTCCTGGGATGAGAATTCTCCTACGGAAAGTATTCTCAACACCTGGACTGAAGACGACTTCACCAAAGCGATTATGGAACATCTTCAAAAACTGAAAGACGATGGATGATAAAACCAAACTCATTCTTGCTATGATGCAGATTGATAATCTTACTGAACTGCTAAAAGGAAATCAGTATCAAGACTTTCTATACAGTAAACTAATCTCCACACGAATTGAACTACAGAGGCAACTGAATCATTATGAGTAAACAGTTTTATGACGACGATGCTTTTTATGTGGAGCAAAAAAGTTGGGGAACTTGGCAATCACATTATCCAGATGGTAAAGGTATTATTACCTCACTTACTGAAGAAGAATGTGTTAGAGCAACTCGTTGGTATTTGAAAGCAAAGCAAGACGGTGAGTTTGACAAATCACCTGATAAAACTTATGATTCAACTGTTGAGGGAAAATTGTAAGTGAATAAAAAAGTTTTAATTACTGGCGGTGCTGGATTTATTGCCCATCATTTGATTGGACAAATTTTAAAAACAACTGATTGGGACATTGTAACACTTGATCGTCTTGATTATAGTGGAAACTTGAATCGTCTGCACGATTTGATGCTTTCATTTGATCCTGAAGTTCGCAAACGTGTCAAAGTAGTTCATCACGATCTCAAGGCAGAGCTTAATCCTTTGGTCCGTAGTGAAGTTGGAAATGTGGATTATATTCTACATCTTGCCGCTGGATCTCATGTTGATCGCAGTATTGAATATCCAATGGAGTTTGTTCTGGATAATGTTGTGGCAACCTGCAACATTCTGGAGTTTGCGCGTCTTCAAAAAGATAATCTGGAACGCTTTGTGTATTTCAGCACGGATGAAGTATTTGGTCCTGCACCGAATGGTATCAAGTACAAGGAGAATGATCGGTACAACTCCACTAATCCTTACAGTGCAACCAAAGCAGGTGGTGAAGAACTTGCAGTTGCCTATGAGAACACCTATGGTCTTCCGATTTACATTACTCATACGATGAATGTGTTTGGGGAGCGTCAACATCCTGAGAAGTACATTCCAATGTGTATCAAACGCATTCGTGATGGTGAGACTGTGACGATTCATAGTGACAAGACCTGTACCATTCCTGGTTCCCGTCATTATATTCACGCTGAAGATGTTGCTGATGCCATTCTGTTCCTTCTGAATTATCAAGGAACATTTGAACCAACTTGGGGTGGTGCAAAGTGCTCCAAATTTAACATTGTTGGTTCTGAAGAACTGAATAATCTTGAACTCGCTCAGATTATTGCAGAAGCACAGGGTAAAGAACTGAAGTATGAATTGCTAGACTTCCATTCTTCCCGTCCAGGGCACGATTTGCGTTATGCTCTGGATGGTGATAAAATGAAAAAACTGGGATGGGTGCCCGCAAAATCTGTACGGGAACGCATCGCAGAAGTAACAAAATGGACTCTTATTAACAAACGCTGGATTACTCTATGACTAACTGAAGAAGAATGTATAAAGGCAACTCGTTGGTATTTGAAAGCAAAACAAGAAGGTGAGTTTGACAAATCACCCGAAAAGACCTATTCTACAAAAGATAACTATAAACTCTAATATGACTCAAAGAACTTTTACAACAAAATCAGGTACAACTTTTGAGTGGAGTGAAACACCAGAAACTGTAAAAGCAGTTCAAGAACTTGCAAAGTTTGCTGGTAACTATTCTGGTCCTTTGTATGCACCACATCCTGATTTGAAAAATGAACAATAAACCACTGACGCCTGAAGAAGTACAGCAAGCAGCAGAACAATTCTTTCCTTTGTTTCGCATTGTTAATAGTCGTATGCCTACAAATGCCACAACAGAAGACACGCTCAAGGTAATGGAAACGGTCTGTAATCTTGCACACAAACTTCGTGCAGAAGAAGAGAAGATTAAATTTGGATTTAATAAAAATGAAAGTACGATTGAATCCTAATCAACAGTTTTGGGCTAACATCTTTAAATGTGCTGTAGAAAGGTCTAACATTTACTTTCAAGATAAAGACCTTGATAGGCACGCGAGAGAGCATACAACTGTCGTATTAGCGTTACAAAAAGGAGAACAATTTTGGAAAGAACTGCTGTAGAATATCCCTATCATGTTTTTGATAAGACTACTCCTTGGTATGAGTGGTTGTGTTACTGCGAAATCTGCCACCAATTAAATGCTCCAGGACAACCATCTCTGGGGCGTTTTATGTCATATAGGCGTTACTTAAAATCTGTCGGACTTCTTGATAATGATTAGAAAATTTATTGAATGGTTTTTTGCATCAACAGAAAAATTTTCTGTTGAAGATGATGTTTATTCAAAGTTACTTGAACTTGAATTGAGAATTGAAGCACTTGAAGCGGAAAGTGTAGAGAATAGCAATTGCTTTTATGAACTCTCTAATTCTATTGATGCAGTTGATGCACGCATAGATATTCTAACTCTTGAGAACTGGAACAAGAAAAATGTATGAACTAGACGATTTTGAAAAAGCATTAGCACACTTTGGTACAAGAGTTGATGTTATCATTGCAATGGAAATGGGAGGCAAATTAGATGCTGATGCTGCTTACAAAAATATTAAAATGGAACTCAAAGAACTCAAGCGAATCCGAAAGTCCCTCAAGAAAGACAAGGATCTGTGATAAATGTGGTGTGGAAAAACCACTTGACAAAGACCACTATCAGGTGGTAAAATACTTCCGCGATGGTTTCTCTTACTATTGCCACGATTGCTCTAAACCCAAACCAAGAAATGACTGATTACAAAAAGTATTCACTTGAAAATCTAGAAAATTGGCTTTATGATGCAATGTCTGCAGGTGAAGCAACACCACAGGAGATTTATGATGTTATTGTCGGTGTAGTTAAAGAAAACTACTACACATATAAACAAAAAACATCTGAGGCTTATGAACTCCTTGCACTGTTAAATGGTAATGGTGGTTGGACATATAAAGAGGTGATGAGTGAAAAAGAATACTATGAAGGATCATATGATCCAGACAAAATTCTTTCTTGTGATAAAGATGACCCTTCACCAGAATGTATGAAATCTTGGAATGATTTTTGGGAAGATGTTAATAATTGGTCAGAAGAATCTAAACTTCATATAACTGAAGATGGAGACATTTATCCAGTGAGAGATAAAGTTGTAAAGTGGCAACTTCCTGTTGAAGAATGTAAAGATGCTGATACCGATAAAACAGAATACTTTATCAGTTTCCCTGATGACTTGTTAGAAGCAGCAAACCTGAAAGAGGGTGACCAAATTGAATGGATTGATCGTGGTGATGGTAGTTTTGAATTGCGTAAAGTGAGTGTGGGGTAATGTTACTTCCGCAGTTGGTAATGTATTGTTTAAATGGATTGTTAATGTCAACTGGAAATATATGTACCATTGACCAACCTAACCCACCTACGATAAAATACTATGAACCAGGGAAGTCCTGTTATGTCAACGGAACTTTTTATACTAAATGTGAGGATCGATTAAATGGCACTAAGTGAATCAGTAGAAGAAAGTTTGAAAGAAGCAGAAGGTAATCTCCGAAATGCTTTAGCATATGCTGCAAGACAAGAGAAACCCTTTGTTTCTCGTGAAATTTCGGAAATTATTTGTCGTATTGATAGTTTAATTAAAACAGATCAACTTCTTGATAAACTTGAAGATCGAATGAAAGGTTTGGGTGATGATAAAGGTTCTTTCGGAACTTTCTTCAGTTAAGAACTGTTAATCAATCCCAAAGAGATTGTTAAGTTACTAGATATTTTATAGGGATATGCTAACATATCGAAGTATTCGGGAGCAAAATTATGACTCTTTCATCAGGAAAACAAGAAAAACTTACTGATGCAGAATGGAATGAAATGACAGCACTTAAAAATGCTATCAATGAAAGACCTGCTGCTGTTGTTCCTGAAAAAATGGAAGAGTTTACTGAATATCTTGTGCGAAGTTTGAGAGAAAAGGGTGGTTGATAGAGAGGGTCAGAAATGACCCTCTTTTTTTCTAAATACTTGAAAAAGTATTATGGCGTCACAAACTACACCAAGAGAAGCACTAACTTGTCTTGCATTTAGTTACTTTGCAGATGGAAATACTGATTTGCAGGAGTTTAGCAATATCGTTTATGATTATTATTTCAATAATAATGATACTGAAGTAAGAAAACTTTCCAATCATTTACCAAATTCCTTTAATTTTAGAAGAATACAAGAATTTCATAAAGATTCTAAAACAGGAATTTTAAAAAAAGAAGATGCACTTAACAAAGATGGCAAATATCCAATTGGTCAACACAAAAAAGATTTTCCAAACGGAACCTTGTTAAGATCTGAAACTGGAGAACCTACAAAATTAGATGGTGAAATTAAGTCGGCATACCTTAGTGCAGCAAAATTAAAACAATCTAACATTATTGGAAATTTATCTCAATACATGTTTTTTGATCAGAGCACAGATTTTATGCAAATTGTGAAAGATGATGCTCTGACAAAAACTTTAAATTCTTTAGATTTGCCAGATAGTGTTGGTTCTGATATTTTATCATCTGTTGATGTAATCGCAGTAAAAAAAAGTAAAGTAAATGATATTCTAAAAGAATTTAAAGATAACATTACTGATTCAAGTGTCACAACAATGGATATCTTGAATAATCTTGCTTGGGGAAATAGAGGTAGAAATACTTTTAGAACTTTAACAAACAAGTATTTTGCTTCAAAGGATATGGTTGGCATTTCTTTGAAGAAAACAAGTGCATCAAAAGCAGATATTTCAATAGTTGGTACAGTTTCTGGTGCTCAGGGATTTGAAATATATTTGGACCCATATACTGAATTTCTTGCAAGAGCATCGTCAATGAATAGAAAGGAACTATATGACTTAATCAGTGAAATGGTGGAAATAGAAGATATTGATGATGACAAAATTGCGGATGGTAGAACTTATTTCAGTGTAATTTACACTTTAAACTACAAAAAAGTTGACATTACAGATAAGTTGGCAAAATTTGATTTGCAAATTGGACGAACGGGTTTTAATGCAAAACCTTTCGGTAAAGGTGCATTTGTTGGTGGTGCTTCATATACGGTATCTGATGTAATAATGAAAAAATATTCAAAATATAATTCTATGATTGTAGAAATTATTTCAATTAGAAATAAAGCATTTGATTTTGCGATCAACAAAAGAAACATTCCTCAAAAGATAAGAAATGATTATAATAGTGCTTTGAGAGAAATTCGTAAGAGAGAATTAGTATTATATGATGATGCTTCAAATAAAATTATAAAAGGTTTTTGTGCAGAATATGATACTTTAACCAGTAATCCAAAAGATTCCTTTCAAGAATATAGAATAGCAGTATCTAAGTTGTGTAAAAACAAATCATTGACAAGTCCTCATGGAAAACTTGCAACTCTTGATAAAAATTCAATGTTAAAAAATAAAATGGGTATTTTGCATAATGATTATGTCCATGCTCAAGGATTGTGGATTTATACTAGAAATGATAGAGATATACAAAATTTTCTGAAAAAACAAATTACGCTGTCTCTTTATGGATTGTTTGCAAAGAAAGGTGCTAAGGTATTTCTTTCTGGAAACAAAAGTATGCTTATTGAAGATGCTTTTGTTAAAGAGTTCAAAACAAAAAATAATAAAACAAAACTTGCAAAGGTCGCAACTGCACCATATGTGCTAATTGATTAACTGGCACACTGACTTGCCACAGCACCAGATTCCTGGTATGATTACTTCATTGATTCTTAATTTATGATTTCCTTTCGCGATCATCAGAATGAATGTCTTGATGCGACTGAGATTCATCCTAAAGGTATTATCTGTGCAACGACAGGTGCAGGTAAGACTCTTGTGGGTATTGGTGACACAATAAGAGAATTTGAGAAAGAGACACCACAAACTGTTGTGGTTGTTGCTCCTCGCATTTTGCTTGCGAATCAACTGTCTTCTGAGTATCTGGAGCATATTGATACAGTTGCTGTTCTTCATGTTCACTCTGGAGAAACGCATCATTTCAGCACCACTAAACCTGCAGAGATTCAGCACTGGGATCAGATAGTGAGAGTTGCATTTAATCCTGATGCTCCTAAGCACAAACTGATCTTCACCACATATCATTCTCTTCATAAAATTATGGAGGCAGGTATCAAGGTGAATACAATTCACTTTGATGAAGCACATAACAGCGTGCAAAAGAACTTCTATGTTGCTACTGAATACTTCAGCAGGAAAGCGGATCGTTGTTATTTCTATACTGCAACTCCAAAGTATTCTTCCACTCCCAAGAAACCTGGGATGAACAATACTCAGGTTTATGGTAACATCATTGCAAATGTTCCTGCTCCCCGTATGGTGAGAGAAGGATATATTATTCCTCCTAAGATTGTTGCTAAGCAAGTATCTTTGGACAGCAATAATGTATTTGAGCGTGACTGCAATCATCTTCTGGAAAGTATTGACGAAGCAGCAGTTTCTAAGGTGCTTGTGTGTGCCAAAGCAACCAAGCAAATCACCAATCTAATCTCACAAACTGGGTTCTGTCAGGAACTAGAAGATCGTGGATATTCTTGGATGGTCATTACATCTAAGACTGGTGCAATCATTGATGGTAAGAAGGTAAATCGTGAGGAGTTCTTTGAGATTCTTCATAAGTGGAGTTTGGATGATTCTAAGAAGTTTGTTTTGCTTCATTATTCTATTCTGTCCGAAGGTATCAATGTATCTGGACTTGAAGCAGTGATCTTTATGCGATCTATGGATGCTATTGGTATCTGTCAGACTATTGGACGGGTTGTGCGACTACATCATAAGGATGCTGCACGACTTCGCTCTGGAGACTTGACACCTGGACGGTTGGAGGACTACCATAAGTCGTATGGTCTGGTGATTATCCCGACCTTCAACTCTGTGGGAATCTCCACCGCTAAAAAAATTCAGAATGTTGTTGACACTGTGTTTCAACAAGGTGAACCTGCTATTTCCACAATCAAACGCTGATTATGATTGATTTCAACACATTTGAACTAGATCGCCTTTCTAAACTCTTGTGGAGTTTGAGAGACTATACCACAAATAATCTTCGCTTTCCCAAAGCAGGGGAACTTGTGGAGATTGCATATGATGTTTATAGCAAAGGACAACTCAAGAGAGTTAATCTACCTGGAGTAGATTTGATTGGCACTGATGGATGCACTTATGAATCAAAAGTCATTCAATTCAAGAATGTGTCAAAAATGGCAGTGCGTGGTGTAATCCTGAAGAATAGTCGCGCCAGCAGTTCTGTCAACGAAAAACTTGCCGATTTCTTTATCTTTACTGATGTAAAACTTGGGAAAGCGTGCTGTGTTCCTTCAAATATGATCTACAACACTAAGTTTACTGGTGCTGTTCTTACTGGAAGTTGTAATCCAAATCAGGATCATTTTTTCCTTCACGGATACCAGGATCAGTATGAAAAAGACTACTTTGCAGAAGCAGAAGAGTTTGATTACGAGTATGTAAAGAGTTTTTAAGATCCCAAAATGGGGCTTGACATCCCCACCCAAAGTTGTTAATCTTGTCTCGTTGGTCAGAACTTCTGTTCATAGCATCGACACTCAAAGCAAATTGCTAACTTTTAATTATGACTCAAATTGTTCCTTTTTTCCAGTCTAATGTGACTTCTTGGGATGCTCTTCTGAGCAATCCTACTTTTGACTCTCTTGACATTCCTGAATTTGAATGTGCTGAATTTGATGATATTCAAATTCTTAAGTGGAATCAACTTCAAATTCAACAACAAAAAAATAAAGCACGAGCAGGTGGTGTTGATACTGATAATATCAACGGTCTCATTGCAGAGTTTCAAAAAGGTTATCGCGTAACCGAACTTCCTCCTGTTGTGATGATTCTTCCCAATGGTAAAAAGCAACTTTGGGATGGATACAATCGTAGCAACGCTGCATATAAACTTGGTATTCAAGATTATCCCTTTCTTGTATATCGACTCAAAAAAGATTGGGAAGATCGTATTGAAGATGCCTATGATATGGTGTCTCTTGGTTCTAACAATCACACAGTTGCAAAGCGACATACTATCAATGATTTTGTGAATCGTGGCGTGTGCTACTGCAAGCGTCACGGTAGTAATCTTTCAAAGAAAGAAATCAAAAATTGGATTGAAAGTATTGATCACTCTTTTACAGCAAAGCAAGTTGAAGATGCCGTAAATCGAATCTATCAACAAACCACAATCGCTGTCAACATTCTCCCATTCCCTTACCCACAAAACGCACAGTCTAAAGTTGCTGAAATTGTAGATACTGATTCTTCTACAAATCCTGTTGTGATTTGTTGTAAAGATGTAATGTATGTGAAGCGTGGTTTCATCCAAATTATGGAAAACTTTGTCCAAAGGGACATTGAGATGACTGATGTTGTGACTTATACTAAAGGTTGTGAAACTGCAGAAGAAGTTACCAAACAACGACAGTTCGCAGTTGATTATCTCAAAAAACTTGATGATCTTGTTGTTCAATATGTTGTTAAGCGTATGAGTAATCAATCTTCTGCATATTCGATTGCAGGTGCTCTTCCCCAACTGATTGGTGTGGAAGATCCTCAATCTCTTGTTGAAATTAACTGATGGAGGGATTTATTGTAGGTAAAGGTGAGTATGCGGCAGTGCCATTTGGTAAAAAAGGATATATAATTATCCATAACGGTCAGCAATTAGAAAAAATCTGCAGAACAGAATCATCTGCACGAAAGTATATTGCTGATCATAAGAAAGGAAAATCTGTAGCAAAGTTACCAATATGAGATATACCTCCACAAGTTTATACCGCTACGCTGGTGGTAAAAACACTATGAAAGATGAGATCATTAAGATTATTGATGAGATTCATCCTAATCTTACATATATGATGTCACCTTTCATGGGTGGAGGTTGTATTGAACTTGCCCTTGCAGCAAGAGGTGTAAAAGTTCAAGCATATGATTTATTTCAACCTCTTGCTGATTTTTGGGAGATTCTAACCACAGAAGGTGGAAAGAGAATTGGAGAAGAAGCAGCAAAGCATTATCCTCTAAAAGATAGAGAACACTATAAGTCTTTTCTTCCTCTTTTAGAGAGTGATGATAAGTTCACCCGAGCATGGTCATTTTACATTTGCATCAAAGGTGCCTTTAGTGGAGATCTTGGTCACACATCAGAATCATCCAGAAAGAATCTAAATCTTTCTGGTATTCATAAACTCATTGGGTTCTATAATCCAAACTTCTCATTTTCTTTTGGAAATTGTTTTGATACAATACCAAAGCATCAGAATGATTTTATGTATTTGGATCCTCCTTATTATAAAACTACATCATACTATTATGGTATTGATGGAAGCACTCACGAAGGATTCAATCACGATAAACTTTCTGATGTCTTGAAGCAACATAAAGGTGGGTTCGTGATGTCTTATGACAACACAGATTACCTTAAAGAACTTTATAAAGATTGGACAGAGTTTCGCTATTTGGAGTTTGATTATCAGATGGCAGGTGATGTAAGTTGCAGAGGAAAGAAAACGGAACTTATTATCATCAAACATCCAGAAGTGAAGGTGGAATCTAATCCAAATGCACTAGAGAGTTTATTGTACTGAGGACAGTTGGGGAACTGTCCCACACATGCTCGCAGGGGTCGCAGGAGACCCTATACTTACAAAGTAATCAACGGAGACAACTCTCAAATGGCAACCCGAGCACGAATTGGTCTTGAACTCTCTGACGGATCTATTCTTTCTGCTTACCACCATTGGGATGGTTATCCTGAATGGTTGGGTCGTATTCTCCGTACCCATTACAACACCCGTCAGAAAGTTGCCGAACTGATTGATGGTGGTGATATGTCTTGCTGTTGGACTGATGATCACTTCCGCACTTCTGAAGGTGTAGAAAAGAAATCTGAATATGGTCCTCAGTATTACTCTGAGCGTGGTGAAGATTGCCCCCCTCGCCTTGATGCTAACAAATATGAGTATCTTGCTGAGGGTGAAGAGTATGCTTACATCTACACTCTGAAAGGTGAGTGGGTATGCTATGATCGTCACCAGTGGGGAACTAAAATGCCTGAAGTTGTTGAAATCCCCTCTGCTGCCCTTGCTGTTTAATTCTTAGGTAAATTATTATGAAACAACAAAACGGATTTATTGACCCTGCAGTTGCTGCTATTACTGTAGGTGTGGTAGTGATTGGTGGTCTTATCTTCATTGGTGGACCTCAATACAATGTGTGGCAACAATCTCTTGCTGGTAAAGCAGAACTGCAAAAAGCAGAATATACCCGACAGGTTGCTGTTTTGGAAGCACAAGCAAAGAAAGATTCAGCACAACAACTTGCTGATGCTGAAATTATCCGTGCCACTGGTGTTGCCAAGGCAAACCAAATCATTGGTGATTCGCTGAAAGATAATCGTGAGTATCTTCAGTATCTTTACATTACTGGTCTTGAAGAAGGATCTAACAAAGGTAATGTGACCATCTATGTTCCCACTGAAGGTGGTATGCCCGTTCCTACTCTTCAAATGAACAAATGAACAAAAAGTACATTGTTGTTGGATTGATTGGTTTTGCAGTTATTCTTGGTTGGAATGTTTTCCTAATCCAGCGTGATGATGCAATGTATAAATCATATTATCGTCAACAAGCAACTCAACACCTAAAATGATCCCAAAACGACTCCGCGACCTCATTAAACAAGCAGAAATGGACAAAGTAGCAGAAGAGTTTTGGAAAGAAATTGAGCGTGAAGCAGCAAAACTTGAAGTGACAGTTGACTATTATCTTGCAGAGTTTTACTGATGACTTTTCTACTTGGAATGGGACTAGGTTCTCTACTTACCATTGGGTTTGCATTTTTGATTGCTTCCGATGATGATGTTGACAATTCTATTCAATGACATTAAACTAAAGAGGTAATTTACAAAGACAAATGACACAAAAGTTTCTTTACATCGTTGACCACTACATTCCTTTTCCATCTAGTGAATACGGTGGACTTTGGAATGTAATTGCCAAAGATGACAATGAATGTTTTGATTTAATTGCTGCGGAGGATGAAGGAAACTTCTATGAGCAACATTACACTACTCTTCGCGAAAATGTGTTAAACTCAAGGACTTATGCTCTTGCAGAAGATGTAGAATCTGTAGTAGTTGAATCTTTTACGACCTGATGACTCACCATGTTGCTCACACCAATAAAATGGTGTTTGATTTGAAGAAACAGTATCAAGATCGCATTGAACAACTGCAAAGTAAAATTGCAGAACAAGAACACGAAATCTTACAACTGCAAAAACAAATTGAGTACATGTCGCGAGACAAGTTCTATGATTGCTGAGTTTCCTCATCATCCACCAAAGGGGTATTCTTATGAGTTCGAAGAGTTTAAGCGCGGAGTTATTGCTATATGGTTGCATTGCCATCGCAAGTTTGATTACAATAATGGTGCTGCAACAAAAACCATCTGGGGATTCTACAAGTCCAAGACCAGAGAATACTTCGCCCCCATCAATAGTAAAACCATCGGTGCTCGTGTAAATATCACGGACACGCGAAACTACACCGCAATGCCCATTAAACAATCTCCACTAGATGCGTTCTTTGTATGAAATACAAACCACAAGTCAATGATTATGTAGAATGGACAAAGGGTGTTGAAGGTTGGGTTTATTTTAAGGATGACGAATACATTACTATCGAGTACATTGTTCGTCCTAAAGATAAAGTAAACTATCATGCTTGCCCTATTCATGCAAACGAAAGATTGCTTGTGGTTTGTTACAAAGAAGATTGGAAACAGTTGAAGTATGTTAAATCAAGACAATCAAAACATGAAGAAGAACAAGACTGCATGGCGCTGGTGGGCAAAAGCATTGGGTGAAAAGGCAAGCAAATGTGATAAAGAATCTGATAAGGTTGCAATTATTCGCACTTTTATATTTGCAACTTATTTGATTACTAATGCTTTTATTTGTGCTGGTGTGATTCGACATTGGAACGATGAAACTAAAATCGAAGTATTTGTTGAAACTCCCTCACAATTTGAATATCAAACTCCGAACCCACTTCAAAAAGCAAATAGGACTCTTGAGTTTGAGTAAAAATAAATAATCAAAAAAACAATAGACAAATGTTGACATTCAAAGAGTTCTACGAAATTTGTGAAGGTAAAAAACCAAATACTCCACCACACGCAGTTCCTGGAACTTATAAAGAAGTTGATGGAGTAAAAAGTTACACTCTCCAGTCACATTCAGGTCCAGCAGGTAAACCAAAGAAAAAAGAAATAGAAAAACTCATTGTTAATCGTAGTGGCGGTGGTGCTGTAAAGAGAGAACTCAAGCGTAGAGAAAAAGCAGCGAAGAAGGTAAAGGAAGAGTTGCAGACTGAGCAAAGTCCAACAATGGAACCTAATTTGTATAACCAACAAGTTGCTAGACAATCTGCTACTTGGAAGGGGAAACAGATTAGACAATCTCATGGAGAAATGCAAAGCAGAGCACAATCTGAACTTGCAGCAAAGAAGGCAAGACTCAAAGCAATTATGAGTCGCTAAATTATTCACTTTTGACATCTAATTCATGACTACTGCCCAAATCATTGCAGGAACCGAAGCAAAGCGCATCGGTCATCTTAATGAACAGCGCATTTGTGATTGGTTGAATACTAAAACTGCTGGTCATGTTGTTGATGGAAAACCCAAGACAAAGCAAGACATCATTAACAACGAAACTGGTGTTTCTTACAGTCTCAAATCTGTCAGTAAGAATCACACTCAATGTCACCTAACTTCTACTGAAAGGTGGTGTGAGTTTTTTAACATTGCTGGAGATCTCCGTCTGTGGTTTGATTCTTTCTTTGGTATTCCTGGAAAAGATGTAAGCAAAGGTCAAAGTCGTCAACATCGACTCACTAAAAGTCAAATTGATGATGGATACAATGATTGGGCGATTGAATGGTTCAATCAACACAAACTTGAAATCTTCGATGTGATTGTCCGCCGCGGCATGAGCGACACTCCAGTTGATTATTTGATTTGGTTTGATAAACCTACTACTAATACTCAAGTGTACTCTGTTGAAGATCTTGAGCAACTGGTGTATAATGGACAATGGGTATTGAATGAGACCACACTACATTTTATTGACTCAAATGGCAATAAAATGTTTCATCTTCAAATGAAAGGTTCGGGTAAAAAATATACCTCTGGTTATCATGGATTGATGTTTCATATTTACAAAACTTTCTAATGTTTTCTATTGAGTTAGTTACAACAAAAGCACAAAAGCAAGAAGTAAAAAATATCATCGAGAACTATCACAGTTATGTCGCATCTGCAGCATCTGTAGGTAGACGGATTGATTGGTTGATTTATTATACTCAGGAGGGTTTACTTCCTGAGTGTATTGGCATGATTGGACTTGGTTCTTCAGTATATCCACCACCGAAAGATTTGTTGAAAAAGGTAAATCTCAGTAAAGATGAATATCGAAAGGTTTTTAACAACTTCGCAAATAATTGGAGATTTTGCCTAAAGAGAAAGATACCCAATGCAGGCACACAGATTTTGAAACTTGTTCGCAATTCTTGCCAAGAAGTATGGAAAGAAAAATATGGTGATGATCTATCGCATTTGCTCACATTTGTTGCAGGTGGAAACACTGGTGCAGTTTATAAAGCAGATAATTGGGAAGTTATAGGTGAAACCGCAGGACTTCCTGCCCACAAATCATCTTCAATGAAATGGGATAGTGGAGAACAATTAAAGCAAAAGTTTGTTAAACCTACTGGAGAAAACAAGAAAATCATACTTTATAAGAAACTTTGAGACAGTTCTCAAACTGTCACAAGACACTTGATTTCCACACCAAGATCAGTTAAATTACATTTGTTCAGTCAAGGAGCACTTCATGAACACCTTTGATGATTTCCAAATTGAAGAATCTGATGGTTTCGACTTTGCAGAAGCATCTTATGATGGACTCTTTGATGAAGTCGAAGATGAGGAAAAGTCTTTCAATTCTTTTCTAAACTCCAACTACGATTATTGATTATGACTGATACTGTAAATGTTCTGCCACATCTTCAAGAACTGAAAGATGCTTGGCGTCGTCAAGATTTTATTTTTACGAAACAGCAACAAGAAGAGTACAACATGTTGATTGCTGCTCGCCGTGAAAGGGTAAAATACTTTTACGATAATGATTTGGTGTGCAAAATCAGCAAATCTGCTCAAGATAAGATGAAAGAGGACAATTAAACAACTGTCACGCAGGAACCCACAAGGTTCCTGTTTTTGTTTTATGATCAACCTGTGACTCAAACACCAATGCAAAACAAGCACATCGAACATCCTGAAGATACCATCTTGACTGGTGATCTTTCAGTTCTTGATTGGTTCACTGCCGATTCTCATGTCAGTGTCAAGATTGATGGCGCTCCTGCTATTGTGTGGGGTCGCAATCCTGCTAACGGTAAGTTTTTTGTTGGCACCAAATCTGTGTTCAACAAAGTAAAAATTAAAATCAATCATTCTCATGAAGAAATTGATCAAAACCATGAAGGTAAAGTTGCGACTATTCTTCATGCTTGCTTTGATAGTCTACCTCGCACAAGTCATATCTATCAAGGTGATTTTATTGGTTTTGCTGGGAGTGATACTTATTGCCCCAACACGATCACTTACAAGTTCCCTGAGGTGATTGAGCAAAGTGTAATCATTGCCCCTCACACTGAGTATGATTGTGAAGATGATCTTCGCAATGCTGTTGCATATCCTATCAGCAAACAGTTTGCTGATACTCTGGATGTGAAATGGGTGCAACCAGAAGCATCTATTTGTCCTTATCGCGAAGACATCGAAGACTTCTGCAAGTTTGCTAAACAAATGAGCACTCTTTGCACCTTTGTGAATGATAAACAAGCAAAAGAACTCAAAAAAGTCATCAATTCCTACATCCGCGAGGGTAGTGAGGTGGATGAGCATGAAATTGCAGAAAATTATGATGTTGACATCAACCTGCTTCGTTTGTGGAAGTTGATTGAGTCTATCAAAATGGACATGTTCTTTTACATTGAATGTGACACTGACATTCGATGTGAAATTGATGGTGGAATCAGTGATCATGAAGGTTATGTCATGCACAATGAGTTTGGAAGTTACAAGATTGTAAATCGTGATGAGTTTTCTCATCAAAACTTTGCTCTTCCTAAGCAATGGACTTAATAAATACCTAAAAAGTGTTTGTTAAGATGTCAAAGGATCAAACAGAAGTAGGAATCACTGGCAAACCCATCCCAAAACCAAGAACTTTTGAGGAGTTTATGAGCATTTGTGAAGCAAAAGTTCCATTCGCTCGTGATGCTGGCAATTTCAAGTATCCTAAGAAAACTGGTGAAGAAAAGGCACTGAATAAAGCAGAGCGCCTAAGTCAGTCTCAAAGTGCTAAAGATCGTCAAAGAGCAAATAAGATTCGCAAAACTACAAAAACAGTAGCAGATCGTGATACTGCACAAGCAAGATCTGATGCTATGACAACACATTATCGTTCGCAGCAGAAAAGAGCAAATAAACTTGCTCGCGGCGCCGACAGTGACACCTGATTAACTGTCCACCAGGCGCACCAGAATCGCCTCTGATGCGCTTATACTGACTTTGTTGAATCAAACCACGCAACCGATGGTATTTCACTACACTACCAACTGGAAGGAAGGTAAAGTGAATCAAATGTGGATTCAGGAGGTTGGTAAGAACCTTTATGTTGCTGTTGCATACAATCCCGAAAGAAACAGCAGCATGGTGGTGAGCAATCCTCGCTGCTACAATGATACCCTTGATTGGGTTTGTCGTTGGTGTGGCACTTTCTCTATTCTTCCCACTGCTTGCTGATTATGAACAACTATCGACTCTTGATTGAGTATAAAGTCCCCAACAGTGCAGAGACTTATTATGAAGAAACATTCATTAAGTCTCGTTCATCTTGTGGCAAGATTGCAGACGATTACCTAGCACGAGATCGCACAAATCTTATCCGCTCTGTTGAAGTTACCCCTGTTTGATTATGTATCGCACTCTTTCTGAACTTCGTGACTCTATCAACCAAATGATTGAGAGTCAAGGTGAGAACGCTCCCTGTGCTGCGTTTGTATTCACTCAACACGATGTTGTTGAGTTTGATGGTGAGGACAATCAAGAGAAGTATTTTTCTTCTCTTTTCACTCAAGATGTGCTCGCTGATGTAGGTGGTTCCGACTACATTTACGAACAGATTGGTGAGGTGATTGATGATTCAATCCGTGACCGTAAGGGTCTGGCAATCTACGCAAACTGATTATGACTAACAAAACGCAACTTTTTGAGTTTCTGTATGAAACTTGCAAAAAGAATAATGGTGTCTTAGAAGATACTTTGCGTAACTACATTGACTCCTTAGATGAGGTGGAACTTTGCGAACTTGAGGATTTTCTTGTCAACAACTTTGGAGATGATTGATGACTGACGGTTACACTTTCAATCGCGTTAATTTTACTCCTAATGAGGAAACTTGCATCCTTAAGTTTCTCAATCAAGCACGAGAATGTGGGTATCCTAGTGCAAACGAAGAATGGTATCCTGTGATTGATTCTATCATTCAAAAGTTTTTCAATTCTAACATCAAAGAAGCACAACACTGGCAAACACTATGAAGTACATTGTTGATCTGTATGTTGGTGGCAAAGTCTTTAAGGAAGAGGTGTATGCTAACTCTCCTAAAGATGCAAGAGAAACTGCTACTGCACGAAATCCAAAAGCAAAAGTAATTGGTGTAAATGTGAGTTTCAAATGAATTACCTTTGTTTGATTGATGGTCTGGTAGAGTTTGCTAGTTCCGATCCTAGTTCTTTTGCACATTATCAGTTAGTGTATGCTGAAGAGCACAAAAATGCTAATGTTCAGTATCTTACTCTCACAGATGAAGAGTATGATGAAATGTTCCCTTATGAAGAGGATGAATGACTTACTCTAACCTCTCAAAGATTCGCCCTAAACTGAGAACAACTGGGCGTGTCTCAGGTAACTTTGGAAAATCGAAAGTTGTTGCAGGTTCATCACTCAATGACATCGGTGGTGATGGTAACATTGGTGCAACACAGAATGAGTATCTGAATCGACTGTATTATGCTTTTGATAACACTACCGAACCTAAACTTCGTCAGTTCATTTATCAAGAAATCAAAAAGATCCTCATTCAACAAAACAAATGGTGACACTTATGAAAGTGGCACAGTAAATGAGCACAGTGCTCAAAATGATGTATTCTTAAGAAGTTCAAGGGATTTCACCCAATGACAACTGCTTTCGTTGATTTTCCTGCTCAACAACAAGCAAAGCAACAAATTGCTGAGAATGTTGTTAAGTACACTCAAATGCTGATTGAAGCACTCAAACAGAATTATGTTGAGTATTCTATTCGCGGTCATCAAAAGTTCGCGAATGATGCTGATACCCAAGAGTATCATCAGCGCAAGATTGATGAACTCAAGTCTGGAGAGTGCGACATTGATTATCAGGTAGAAACTGGTAAAAAGTATCACAAAGTGATTTTGGTTAATGGTGGCGGTTCCCGCAGTGTTCATTGCTTCATTGATAAGCAAACGGGAGAAGTTTATAAGTCTGCCAGTTGGAAGTCTCCTGCTAAAGGTGTTCGCTATGATTTGCGATTGATTACTGATCGTGAATATGTGCTTGAGAATTGCGATTGGTCGGGAGGATATTTGTACGCTCGTTGATATAAACTAAGAGAGGTGTGCCAGTTCGATTTCTGGCACACGCTCTGGTTTCCTGACCCAAAATCGTGTATTCTTAAGAAGTTCAAGGGATTTCACCCATGACCGAGTTTCCCACACTTCAATCAAAAGACGGCACAATGCTCGTGGGATTCTATCCCATTGAGGATTGTTCTACTCACACTCTCAAGATTCTTTCTTGGAAGGGTATTGATACAATCTCTCAGAAGTGCATCACCAAGAAAGATGCAATCCGCGAGATTGATGAGAGAATCGCAATGGATTATGTCATCACTGGTGACAACATTGGTCTGGTTCAAGAGTACAACTTTATGCAAGGTGCAGTTTGATGACTAAAACCACTCTCACTTTTGAAGAATTGGATGCAATTCTTGCATTGATTGAGTTTCACGATTGGATAGAATTGAGTGAACATCTGGATGTGGATATTGAGCAACTTTATGACAAAGTTGGTCAAATGAGGGATGAAGTCTGATGCGAATTGCTTTTTTGATTGCTACTCTCGCGCTTGGTCTTCGTGTTGGTCTTGCTGCTCACGCTACTGTGAATGAGTATCAAGAACAACAAGCAGATCGTTTCTGTCAAATTGACCCTAACTATTGCAAGTAATGCAATTCCAAGTTACTGACATTGAGTTTGATTTCACTGGTGCTGAAGATGAAATCTCTGCAGAAGAGATGAACGCAATCACTGAAGAAACAATCGGTCAGATTGTAGAAGCAGATGATGAAGAAGATCTAGTCGAAGAGATTACATCTTGGACTGGTTGGTGCATTAAGTCTATTGATTACCGTCACATTCTCAACACTCACTGAACAATGATTCTATACATTCCCGAAGGTCACGGTTGTGCATATTCTATTGATGCAGAAGGTGCAATGTATTACACTCCACTTCTTGAAGGTGGAACACTCTATCTGGAGGAAACTGCAGAAGTTGATAGTGATGATTTATATGAAGGTTGTTATGAACCAGAGTTGCAAGAGATTCAAGATAAATTGATTGCAATGAACAAAACTGCAGGTTTTTACTTCAAGAACTGATTATGACTATTTCTTCTGAAAAGCAACAAATCAAAGAGATTTTAGTTGAGATTAGTGGATTGATTGGAGAACTGATTGGTAGTCTCATTGCCACTGCAATCTTCGCAGGTGTGCTATATGCAATTATCCATTTTCTGATTGGTTTGACTGTCACCTATTGGCAGGTGTTTGGTGTGATTCTAATTCTTAGTTTCATCAAAAACTTTCTCAAAAAATGATTTCCCTTCCTAACTTCACAAACAAAATGGAACTTACTCAAGATCAGTACGATAAACTGCTTGCCAACTATGTTGAGCAGTTGGTTGATGGAATGGATCTAGACAGTTTGGTGCAATTTGTATCAGAACAAATTGAAATGAATCTGCGTGAAAGTTGTTCTACTCCAGATGAATTGGTAGAAGAGATTTCACAGTTTTATGATGAAGATTATGTGAATGAAATGATTGAAAATGTAGTAAATGCGGACGGTTGAGGAACTGTCACAAGGTATGAGCACAGCGCCCAGATTGGTGTATTCTATAGAAGTTCAAGGGATTTCACCCAATGGATCGCAAGTTTCATCCCATCAGCATCGAAGATCGTGAAATGTTTGCTTACAATGCAAACTATCAGCAGCGTAAGCAACAACAACTTGATGCAGTTGCACCTGAACTGCGTATCAAGTATTGCTTTGAGTTTCTCAAAGGTTATGTCGCTGACGGTGACGATCTGATGGCAGGTCGTTGTTACGATGGTATTGCAAAGTACAGTGACAAACTTGATTGGTCCGAATCGCACTTTTGAACAATGAACACTGCATTTGTCTCTCCAAAATCTAAGAAAGCAAAGAACAGATTTTGTAACTTGATGCAATCAGAATCAGAGTGTATTGTTGAACAAAACAAAGGTGATCGTGTATTTTTGCGTTCACTGAATGGAAAGAACTTTTTCTGGGTTAATCTCAACAACGATTCTGATTGGGAGGTTGAGTTTTGAACAACAACGAAACTTGGTTTGAGGTGTTTGTTTATCTTGGGATTGGTGTAGTATTTCTTGCATTTGCTGCAATTCTTCTTGCTTTTACCAATCCAAAGATTGAAGCACAATGTGCAGCAAAAGGTGGGCAAGTTCTTGTTCGCCCCGGTCATCTTAGTTCCTGTCTTTATCCCGCAAAATGACACAAGAACAACTGATTCGCAGTATTGAACAACAACTTGAGAATCTGATGTTGTTGGATGATGACCTTGCTTATCAGTATGAATGTGAATTGTATTATGATTGCAATGAGGATGAAGAACCAGTTCTCATTGTAGAAAACTTCACGCCCGAACTTCTTACTGAACTTGAGAATCTTGTTTATGACCGCAACTAAAACAATGAACCTCTACATTCTCAACGAAGTGCTGTATGATTACACTCCTGGAATGTGTGTAATCGCTGCTGAATCATTGCCTCATTGTGAGCAGATCTTTATGGAGCAGTTTGGTGAATCTGGTGAAAGTGATTATGCAAAAGTAAAGAATGAAGATATGCAAAAAGAGTTTAATTCTGCACCAATTAAAGTCATCGAAGGTGTGAATCATCCTGCTGGTGTTGTTGCTTATGAATACGGTGGAGGTTAATTCAATGACTGATTATGGTTTCTATTCTGTAGAAGAACTGCAAGAACTTGCTGATTCTGATTTATCCTTTGAGATTGCAGATACAGCACTGTTAAAGACACCAGAAGCAGAAGAGTATATGAATCTTCTCATTGAGGAATTGAAACTTCGCAACTGCTGATTATGAACAAGTTTCCCACTGATGAAGAAATCCTGCAAATGTGTCGGGAAAAGTATCCACAACTGACTGATGCTGATGATGAGTTTTTTCTGGAAAATCCTGTTCTTTGGCCTTTTGATTACCTGAGTATTCTCAATCAAAAATATATTGATAGGACACTTGTAGAGGTGGCACAATAAATCTCTCCAGTGTCCAAAATCGTGTATTCTATAGAAGTTCAAGGGATTTCACTCAATGACTGCTCACTTCGCAAATCTCTTTGCTGAGAACATTGATGTTTCTGTAAGTTTTCCTACCTGGAATCGTCGCTTTAAGAGTAATAGTTTCGACACTTATTCTCAGGAAGGAAACAACATTGAGATTCGTCATTCTGTGAATCAGCAAACAAAAGGTGATGAGTTTATTGTGCAAGCAATGGTTTATGAATACAAAGGTTGCTGGGTTGGTAATCAAGTAAACTTCGGAAAGTTTAATACTTTTGCTGATGCAGTTTTCTGTGCTGAAACTACAAAACTGCCAGAAGGTAGTGTATCTCAAACTGAAGCATTTTCGTTGATGTAAATGATTGAAACTGTATTCATTTCAGTTGTACTTCGTTTCTACTTTCATCACTGAGATGTTCACGATTCGCTACTTCACACCATATCAACAAGAGTGGAGAATACAATCATTCTCTACACTTGATGAAGCACAAAGGATGATTGAGTTTTATCTTTCTTGTGGATCACCTGCGCACTTAATGCAATGACTGATGCAGACAAAGTTGATGCTCTGACTGAACTTCTCTCTACAGTGATTCACACTCTCAACCTAAAACAATATGAGATTGAAGATGCAACTGAATCTCATCAATGTGAGGTTGAAGCAGATGAGTATTATCAACAAATGCTAGACATTCTTTATCCTGAAAACCAATGAACTGGAAGTTTCCTCAAACACCAAACAACAATCTGTTGCCTTGGTATGTGATGCTGAAGAATCTATTTGCACTTCCTTTTATGTTACTTGCATTTGTATTTGGTGGTGCTTATGTAGCATGTATGGGCATCAGTTATCTTATTGTCAAAGGACCAATGTTTTCGTGGGATTATGTGAGTGAACAGTTTAACAATTTTGATCTTAGGTAACTGAAATGATTACTACAACTGAACTGCTGGACTTTCTCTGTAAAGCAGAAAAACTTTCTATTGTTGATGTAACCTATACTCAAACAGATGAAGGTTATACAATCACTCTGCGCGATGATTGGTACGATAGTAACGAATGGAGCAATAAAACTGTTTTCATCACCAACGAAGGTGAATCTACTTGGGATAAAGGTGATTATGAGTTTTACACAATGAATAACATTTTAGATGAAAAACTTGAAGAGCAGAAACAGAAAGAAATCAAATCACAAAAGCGTAAAGAATTGATTGAAAGTCTTACACCAGAACAACGAGAACTTCTAGGAGTTTGATGTAATGATCTCACACTGCGTTGCATCTAATCTACAAACAAAAGAGTATGAATGGTTCACTTATGACAGACATCGTTTATACAAATACAATCAAACTCCAGTGCCAATGTCATCAGTAGAGTTAGCAGGATTCTATGCTGATAAGTACAAACAAGAGGTGAAAGTACCAGTGATTGAATAATGCTCAGAGAGGGAACAAATCCCTCTCTTTTTTATGCTTTTTAATACAATATAACGATAAAATGATATAAAATCAATTAAAAATGTATTTTTAAATGTATATGCGTGTTTTTATTCTCTGATAATTATTGTTATTAAAAGGTGATAATGATAAGAATTAGTATCAATTAAGACCCATTTATGTGCTTATAAATGTGCTGAGGTCTTGTACTTATGTGCTTATAAATGTGCTGAGGTCTTGTACTTATGTGCTTATAAATGTGCTCAGACCTTGTGATCTTACCGTGCATTATATCAGCACTCCGCACAAATGTCAATACCCCCAGCGTCACAAAATCCCCACACATCCCCCACATAAATCCACCACTCGCTCATAAATACCCCACAGGACTTGACAAGTTCTCACAGGCATCTTATAGTGTTTCACATACACCAACGGAGCGCACTTATGTCAGTAGCATACAGTCAAGCACAGAAGCAGCGTTATAGGATCACTCTGGATCTATCAGTGTTCGGTGACTTCGACCCACATCAGATTGATTGGGAGAAGTTATTCAAGTTGGAACCTGCAGAGAAGTGTGATGCTTATGTTGAAGACCTAAGTGTACCTGACAGATGGTGAGTTGCTCCGATTGTTTATACCATGTGACACAAGTTAAAGTGGCACAATAAAAGAGCACAGGATCCAAAATCGTGTATTCTATAAGGGTGGAAGAGAGATCAACCACACAAACCCACCGACACTTTCCTGCAATGCGTATCATCGAAAAGCAGATGAATACCGCTATCAATAAGTGCATCGACTGGAAGAATAGCAACACTTCTGTTACTTATTCTCCCGAAAGAGATGCGTCTTATGTGTATCTGCACGGGAATCACATTGCCACTATTGGTGATACATTCATTGAACTTTACACTTGTGGGTATTATACAAACACCACCAAGTCGCGTCTCAATGCTATTCTCCAAGAGCATGGAAATGGTGCTCGTGTTTATCAGAAAGACTTCGAGTGGTTTGTGAATGATACTGTCCAAACAGTTCCGTTCACTGAGGGTATGATTCTTAACTGAATTGTTATCACTCACCAACACACTTCTTCGTGATTATGACCGTCTCTGAGTTTGCTTCGTTGTCTACACTGGATCTCGTGATTGCTGAGGTTCAAGGTAAGGTTAAGGTGACACGGTTAGCAACAGTGAAACCCCGTAAGTCTCACCTAGTGATGACACAAACCAAGGGGAATCGTTGTAGAACTAACCGTAGCAGTGGCACTAACTTTGTGACACAAGTTCGCTGAGTTAGTATCACAAACAGTCCTGGGTTATGACTATAAACTAACACCACAACAGTTCTTTATTCTTTCTTGGTGATTATGTCTAAGTCGATGATGTTCTCTCTGCTTGCTCAAGGTAACACTGGTGATGAGATTCTGTCCATTCTGGATGTTATCGTGAGTGAAGAGATTGCAGGGGAGAGTGTGAACGAACCCACTGCAGATACCATCGAGTTCTGATAGTAAACTGGGACGGGGAGTTAGTTATTCTTTCTCCCCGTTCTTAAGTATTTTGTTTGTTAAACAGTTAGGTATTATAATTACTTTGTGAGTTGTTAATTCTTTATATCGACATTCGTGATTTGACAGTATAGTGAATTAGCAGCGATTTTATGTTGTTTGTTATTATTATAAGCGGGCGTTGCGCCCCCCCCCCCTTATTAAAAAAAGCAAACTACCCTAACCTACAGAGGTGACAAATCGACCTATAAGTATCAAACGCATAAAAATTTTCCGGAGGTATTTCAAATGTTTGGATGGATTCATAAGAACGGTAAAAGTCGCCCTAATAAGAACAAAGCAAAAGGTGCGGGAAGAACTTGTGCCCAAAAGAATGCTTCGAGAAAACGCAAAAAGAAAAAATGAGAAGATCTACGCCATACTGGAATTTCTGGAGAGTTATTCTTGCGGGGTGGATGATCAGATATCCAAAGACAATGGGAAAAATTGTATTCCTCCCCGTTGGATTTTTGATAGTTCTGATATATAATGCGGCTACAAACTAAAAAGAGACTGAAAAAATTCCGGAAATATTTTTATGACTGAAAAGGTTTATCACATATACGCAAAGGGTCGGTGCGTCTATCACAGTTTATCAGAGAATAAGTTTTCTGAGACCTGGGAAATGATGCACAGAATGGTTGATCTTCTTGATTTGGACCTTACAAAGGATGATTTAAGTTATGAAGAACTTTGTTTGAATAAGGAAGTATTATTGAATTCTTCGCATTGACAAAAGCATATATAGACTGATAAAATTGATCTGAAGGTTATTTTTACTTATGGCAAAAGGATTCACAGTTAAAGCAAATGCACCAAAACCCAAAGAACAAGAATGGGATATTGATGCAATTAAAGAGAGAATGAAAGGGAAGTCAATTGTTTTTTGTCTCCCTGGTCGAGGATGTTCTTTTATTTTTCTGAAAGCATTTGTACAACTTTGTTTTGACATGGTTCAGAATGGAATGAGTATTCAGATTTCTCAGGATTACTCATCGATGGTAAACTTTGCTCGCTGTAAAGTACTCGGTGCAAATGTTCTCAGAGGTCCGAAGCAAATTCCTTGGGATGGAAAACTACAATATGATTATCAACTTTGGATTGATAGTGATATTGTTTTTGACACTAACAAATTCTGGCAACTCTGTGATCTTGCTCTCAATGAGGAAGGTGAAGAGAAGGAAATTGTTGCAGGATGGTATGCAACTGAGGATGGTCACACAACCTCTGTCGCACACTGGTTGGAAGAGGATGATTTCCGTAAGAACGGTGGAGTAATGAATCATGAAACCGTTGAGTCTATCTCAAAGCGTCGGAAACCATTTACTGTTGATTACACTGGATTTGGTTGGGTTCTGATTAAGAAGGGTGTCTTTGAGAATCTTGAGTATCCTTGGTTTGCTCCGAAGATGCAAGTCTTTGAGTCTGGTAAAGTTCAGGATATGTGTGGAGAGGATGTTTCTTTCTGTCTTGATGCAAAAGAAGAAGGCTTTGAAATCTGGTGCGATCCTCGGATTAGAGTAGGTCATGAAAAAACTCGCGTAATCTAATGGAAAAACACTACAATCTTTTATATAAAGGGCGTAAAATTTACATGAATCTCACTATGGAAGAGTGTAGTGAGATTCTACAAGATCTCTCTGAGGATTATTTCTCTGGAGAAGATATTGATCCTAATTTAATTGAAATGGAGGAAATCTAAATGGCAAAGGGTGGATCTAATAAGACTATTTTTGAACCAGGAGCACCAAAGAAAACCCGTCAAGGGCGTTCTCCTCGCACACTATTGAGTGCAACCTCTCGTAACGGACGAAAGAAAAAGTATCGCGGTCAAGGTAGGTGATTCAACTTAACCCTCAAATCCCAGTCTTTACTCCAAAGGGTAAAGGTTGGGCTTTTTTTGTAATTGATCGATCTCAAGAACATGATCTTGAGTGGGTTGTTTTTCTAGATAGTAGTGGGGAATGTTGGACCTTTAAGAATTCCGATATTAGAATTCAAAAAAATTATACTTTACATCGACATAATAACAATTCGGGATAGCAACCCCGTAAAAAGTTCTGATTTTAACAAATCAGGAGCAAAAAAATGACCAAAAAAGTCGATAAAGACCAAAATTTCATGAAAAATGAGTGGGGAACAGAGTATTTGTCAAGTGAATATGGGTGGGAAACTAAAATTACTAAGCAAAAAATGCTTCGTGAAATCGCAAGTGATGATCTGACACCCAAAAAGCATGATTTTTACCACCAAAATGAAATTCACTCAAAAATTCGCAATGATTCTGACTACGATGACTGGGAATATGGCACAGAACCCCTTTATGAAACCAAAAATCAGTGATAAATAAGATAGAATTATTACTTTTTTCATGCCTTCTGAAAGGATAAGCAAATCATTTAAAGATATTAGTTTATCCTTTCAGGTTAATCCCCTGAACTACGATTTAATTGCGATTAAAAATGAAAATGCTATTGCTCGATCTGTTCGTAATCTAATAGCAACTCAACCTGGAGAAAGATTTTTTGAACCAAATTTAGGTTCTAATGTAAATCAGTCTCTATTTGAAAACATTGATGATATCAGTGCTTCTATAGTAAAAGATCAAATTGAATCTTCAATTCGAAATTATGAACCCAGAGTAAATTTAATAGAGGTTAATGTTGCTCCAAATTATGATAATTATGAATTTAATGTAACTATTAAATATTACATAGTTGGTATTGATGTATCTCCTCAACAGTTATCATTTGCATTACAACCAACACGATAATAAATGGCACTAGTTAACTTTACCAATCTAGATTTTGATCAAATTAAGACTTCGATTAAGGATTACCTTAGATCGAATTCAAATTTTACTGATTACGATTTTGAAGGATCGAATCTATCAGTAATCTTAGATATACTTGCATATAATACATATATTTCCTCATATAATGCTAACATGGTTAGCAATGAGGTTTTTATTGATAGTGCCACTCTTAGAGAAAATGTGGTATCAATTGCAAGAAGCATTGGATATATCCCCAGATCTAAAATAGCATCAAGAGCTAATATTTCTTTCTTTGTCGATACCTCAACTAGTTCTTCTCCACAAAAACCTGTTGCATTGACACTGAAAAAAGGAATTGTCGCTACTTCGGTGTCATCTTTTGGATCAGAAAATTATGTTTTTTCAATTCCTGATGACATAACAGTTCCTGTTATAAATGGAATTGCAGAATTTAGTAACATAAGCATATATGAAGGTACATATATCACAGAAAAATATACTGTTGACTCATTAAATCCAAATCAAAAGTATATTTTAAACAATTCTGATATCGATTCTTCCTTAATTAGAGTTGAGGTTCGTGACGGCGAACTCGGTCCAAGAAAAAAATATATTCAATCAGATAATATTTTAAATATCAATGCAGATTCTAGAGTCTTTTTTATTCAAGAAATAGAAGATCAAAGATATGAACTTTTATTTGGTGATGGAATTTTTGGTAGAAAATTGATCAGCGGAAACATTGTTGATATTTCATATGTTGTGACTAAAGGTGAGTCTGCAAATGGAGTATCATCTTTTGTTTTTAGTGGAAATATTGTAGACAATAATGGATTTATTGTTTTAAGCGAAATATCATTGATAAGCACTAATACCGCTGGAAGTGGTGGTAAAGAGATAGAGTCTATTGATTCTATCAAAAAATATGCCCCAAGGGTTTATGCATCGCAGAATAGGGCAGTCACAGCAAATGATTATGAAGCAATAGTCTCACAAATTTATCCTGAAGCAGAATCTATTTCTGTATATGGTGGGGAAGATTTAAATCCACCAGAATATGGAAAAGTTTTTATTACAATTAAACCTCAAAATGGATTTTTTGTTCCAAATGGTGTAAAAGACAATATCAAACAGAAACTTAAAAAATATTCTGTGGCTGGAATAATTCCAGAAATAAAAGACTTAAAATATCTTATACTTGAGATTAATTCAACAATTTATTACGACAATAACATCGCACCATCTTCGGAGTATATCAATAATGTAGTTTATCAAAATATAAACAAATATGCAAAATCAACTGAATTAAATCGATATGGAGCTAGATTCAAATATAGCAAATTTTTAAAATTAATTGATGATAGTCACGAATCTATTACTTCAAATATAACAAAAGTTGAAATGAGGCGTGATTTAAAATCTGTGTTAAATAGTTTAGCGACTTATGAAATATGTTTTGGTAACCAATTTCATATAAAAAATCTTAATGGATTTAACATTAAATCTTCTGGATTTACCGTTCCTGGTATTGCTCAGACGGTCTATTTAAGTGATTCACCCTTATCAAACGGTTTAACTGGAACTATTTTCTTATTTTATCTAGACTCTGCTCAATCTTATAGAATAGTAAATTCAAATGCAGGTTCAATTGATTATGTAAAGGGAGAAATTTACTTAAATGCTATTAACATTGTCGGAACATCTAAAGAAAGTGGAGGTGAACCTGTAATAGAAATATCTGCAATACCAGAATCAAACGATGTTATAGGTTTACAGGATTTATATTTAAATCTAAGTATTGATAATGTGTCAATACAAACTTTGCCAGATAGAATTTCTTCTGGAGATGATCCATCAGGATCATCTTATACAAAAACTACAAGTTACAGTAACGGAGTAATTATAAGAGAATAACATGAAAGATACACGAGTTAAAATCAGTTCAATCGTACAGAATCAACTTCCAGACTTTGTGCAAGAGGAATATCCTCTTGTCAGTGAGTTTTTAAAAGAATATTATAACTCAGTTGAGTCTCAGGGAGGAACTTTAGATATTCTCCAAAACATTGATCAGTATTTAAAAATTGACAAACTGTATGATAGTTTATTTAACCGTGTCGTAACAATAAAACCACAGTCTCCAGAAAATTATTTTGTAATTTCTACTGGTTATTCTCCAGAAGATCTTATTGTTTATAAAAATGGTCTGAAGTTACAAAAAGACATTGATTATTTTGCAACTGATGGATTATCAGTATCTTTTGTGTTACCTGCTGTTCCAGGAGATATCTTAGAATTTTCTTCAGAATCTAAATCAACGACATTTTTAAAAAGTGATGTTGATTTTACCGATTTAACAGTAACAGTAGAATCAACTTATGGATTTCCAGAAAAAAATGGCATAATTCAAATAGATTCTGAGATCATATTATATTCGGATAAGACAAGCACAACATTTAATAATTGTACTAGAGGATTTAGTGGTATAACATCTTACCATTCAAGCAATAATCCAGATCAGTTAGTATTCTCCACATCAAGTATTTCAACACATACTACTAACACAAAAGTTTTAAATTTAAGTTCTTTATTTTTAAAAGAATTTTTATTTAAAATAAAAAAACAGTTGCTTCCTGGATTTGAAAATAGAACTTTTGCTGACGGTTTAAACGAAAAAAATTTTTTACTGCAGGCAAAAGATTTTTACAAATCAAAAGGAACTGATGATTCCTATAAATTAATATTCAAAGCTCTATTTGGCGAAGATGTAAGCGTAGTAAAACCAAGAGATTTTCTTCTAAAACCTTCAGATTCAAAATATAGAGTTTCTAAGCAGATAGTAGTAGAATCTATTCTAGGAAATCCAATTGATTTGGAGAATAGAACTCTCTATCAGGACGAGAATGATTTTCACGGTAAAGCTTACGGTAGCGTTTCAAAAGTTGAAAAAATAGTAAGACAAAATAAAACATACTATGTTTTGAGTATTGATTCTGATTACAATAAAGACATCAATGTTCAGGGTTCGATTTATGGTAATTTCTATATTCATCCATCAACAAAAAATGTTTCAGAAATAAAACAGAATCAGTATTTTATAGATGTAGATTCTACTTTGGGATTTCCAAGTTATGGAGAGCTAATATTTAATGTAAATGGAGTGGATTATAAAACAAAATATTCATATAAAAATATAAACCAATTTTTTATAACTCCTCTATCGGATATTATTGTTCCTGAAGGTACAGATATAAAATTAAATCAATATGCATATGCATATGCATCAGATAATTCGATTATACAAGTCAGAATTACTGGAGTTTTGTCAGATTTATCCTACAGTATACTTAACTCTTCAATGACTAAAGGTGATCCAATAAAAACAATTACTTTAGGATATGAAGCAAAGGGTGTTTTACCGAACACTTGGAAATTTAATGTAGTTAACAGTTACGATGTAAAAGAAATAAAGGGACCAACTGCATCCAATATAACTCAAAATACATTTTCTTATAACATTACAACTTATGATGATCATAATTTTTCCCTAGGAGACTCTGCAGATTTACTATCTTCAGGTGGAATTAAACTTTTATATAATGTAGTTGGTATAGATAACGAAAAGAGTATATCTATTGAAGGACCAAAAGTTGAAAATTTAAATTTAAGATATACCATTCAAAGAAAATTAAAAAAACCAAGATTTTCCAACTTTAAATTTATAAATGATAGTACTGCAAATATTCAAAATGTTTACATTAAAGATGAAAATAACATTTATGTCGCAGCAAATTCTATTCCAGATTATTTAAATGAAGATATTCAAATAAAAAATACGGATATTATTTTTTCGGGATCTTTCAATCAAGAAACTTTAGATTTAAGTTCAGGTAATCCAAATAATTTACATGGTCTTTATACTGGCGATGCAATTATTTACATCAAAAATGATGAAAGTGTTGTAAATTCTTTGGATATTTTGGGAAAAGTATATTATGTTAAAAGAATAGACAATACAAAAATAAAATTATCTAATAGCAAATCGGATTTATTTAAAAATAAGTTTGTAACAGTTTCTGGTACTGTCACAGATAATATTTTTAGAAAATTAAAATTTGAAAATGCTTCGTTATCACCACAAAATTATGTAAAAAATATAACACAATCTTCTACTAGTGGTAGAAATGAAGAAACTCCAGTTGGTCCCATTGGAGTTTTTGTCAATGGTGTAGAGGCATATAACTATAAATCTGACGATAAAGTTTATTATGGAGGTATTCAATCAATTAATGTAATAACGGGTGGAGAAAACTTTGATGTTATTAATCCGCCTATCGCAGTTGTAGAAGATTCTTTGGGTATAGGCGCATCTTTAATTACTCATGTAAATGGTTCTTTAGAAAGAATTGATGTTCTAGATGGTGGATTTGATTATGTTGAAGAACCTGTGATAACAATAACCGGAGGAAATGGTTATGGTGCTTACGCCAAACCAAATTTAACCCCGTTTAAACACAATGTTTCTTTTATTTCAGATAGTTCTTCGGGATTAGTAAATCTTGCAAACAATACAATTGGATTCTCTAGCTACCACAAATTTAGAGATTATGAAAATATTGTGTATTTGACATATGGTTCTACTGCTGTCGGTGGTCTATCAACTAATGCTCAATATTATGCTTCAGTTCAAGATGCATACAATATAAAGCTTCATAAGACTTTTAATGATGCTGTTTCCGGAATAAACACTATAGATTTAACATCTCATGGTTCAGGAATTCATGCCTTTGAATCTGTTCTTACAAAAAGAAAAATATCCAGTATTAATGTAATAGATTCTGGATTTGGGTATACAAATAAACAAACTTTTTGTTCATCATCTGGCATTAATACCTCATCAAACACTATTAAAATATTTGATCATGGATATGAAAGTGGAGAAATTGTAGTTTACAATTCTTCTGAAACACCTGTTGGGGGTTTGTCTGATAACAATTCATATTATATTACTAAATTGAATAAAGATGAATTTAGACTTTCTTTAGTGGGAATTGCCACTACTAATAAAGATTTTTATTATAGAACAAATCAATATATTAATTTCGTCTCTTCTGGTTCTTCGACACATAGTTTCAACTACCCAGAAATTAATGTACAAATAACTGGCAAAATAGGAGTCTCTACATTAACGGGACAAAATTTTAATGCTAAATTGCAACCTATTTTTAGAGGAAGTATCACAAATCTTTTTGTTAAAAATCCTGGAGTTGGGTATGGATCTTCGGAAATCATTAACTATGAAAGACAACCCAGAATAACGCTAGGTATTGGTTCTGGAGCTCAGTTTTCTCCGATAATTAATAATGGTAGAATAACTGAAATTTTAGTTTTAAATCAGGGAAATAGTTACACTGCACCACCAAATATTAATATTTTGGGTATTGGAACAGGAGCAGTTTTAACTCCAGTAATTAATAATGGCAAAATAGTAGAAGTAAAAGTAGTAAATGGAGGATCTGGATTTACTACATCAAGCACTTATGTAAATGTTGTTCCATCTGGTCAAAACTTTAAATGTGAGACCAAAATAAAATCTTGGACTATTAACAAAGTTCAGCAGTATTTGGAATCTAAAAAAGTTTTAGATGACGATGGAATTATTGATGTATCTTCATATACAATAAACGGATCCCAATATTGTCATTTATATGCACCAAGAAAATTGAGGAGAAGTGTTTTTGGTATTGATTATGTAAATGGTAAAAAAACTTATGTTGCAGATTTGAAATTATCAAATAGTAGAGAAGTAACATCATATGTACACTCTCCTATTATTGGATGGGCATATGACGGAAATCCAATTTATGGACCATATGGATATGATAATCCTTCTGGTAGTGGAAATATTAGAGAGATGGTATCTGGATATGTTTATCAACCATCAAGTGACAGACCAAATCCAATATCTTCAGGAAATAGAATTTATTCTGAAGGTTTTTTTGTCGAAGATTATCAATTCAATGGTTCGGGTGATTTGGATAGACATAATGGAAGATTTTGTATTACTCCAGAATATCCAAATGGAGTTTATGCATATTTCGCAACTATTAATAATGGACCAACAGAGACTGATGGAGTTTTCAAGAACTATAAAAAACCAGTCTTTCCATATTTAATTGGAAATACTTTTAAATCAGATTCAATCCAATTCAATTATGATAGGAGTATAAGTCAAAATACTTTTGACTTTGTTTCTGAGCAGTTATTAAGAAATACTACACCTTATAAATTTACTAGCAATACTTCAAACTACGATTTTGTTTTCAACCCAATTAAAGTTAAAGAACCAGTTTCAATAGTAAAATCTTCCACTAGTGGAAGAATATCAAATATAGGAATTGTAACAGGAGGATCTGGATATAAAGTTGGAGATCTCGTAAGATTTAATAATTTTAATTCTGGGGGATCTGATGCATATGCGCATGTTTCATATGTAAAAGGAAAATCAATTAAAAATATTAGTTTTGCTTCAACTTCTTCGCAATCAGTAGAATTTTATCCATACGACTCTACAGGTAAATTCATTGGATTCTGCACACTGCCACATAGTCTTTTTAACAAAGATATAATTTCTATATCAGGATTGAGCACTTCTTCAAAAGATTTTGACAGTCTTTTTGAAGTTGGAATTAGATCTGATACTTTAATTTTATCTAAATCTGTAGGATCTTCTTCTGCTACTGGAATAGTAACCTATTTTGAGGTAAATGGATCGTTGAATTTCCCAAATATTAGGGAAAATGACATTTATAAAATTGATGATGAAAAAGTAAGAATTTTATCTATCGATAAATTATCGTCAAGAATCAAAGTGATTAGAGAATATGATTCTACAGTTGGAGCATCTCACACGGCAACATCTGTTCTTTATGAGCAAACTAGAAAATTTGTTGTAAATTCTATTAACGGTCAGAATCAAAATTATAATTTAAATAAGACTATTTACTTTGATCCTAAAGAGTCTTTATCTATAGGTTCTTCTTCTGGAGCTAGTATTGGTTCTACAATATATTTCTCAAATCCTGGAGCTGGGATTACAAATATCTTTGTTCCAACCAAAACAATGTATTTGCCTAATCATTCTTTAGATACTGGAACTGAATTAATATATTCTAGTAATGGTGGATCGCCTTTTTATGTTTCTGATGATGGTTCTGTTAATTTCCAATTAGCAGACAATCAGGTGTTATATGCAACTAAAATTTCGAATGATTTGGTAGGAATATCCACTTATAGAGTAGGTCTAGGTTCTACTGGTTCTTTCGTCGGAATAGATAGTAGCATATCTGCATCATTATTATATTTTATTAATATTGGTTCTGGAGTAAATCATAGTTTTAAAACTAATTATGATAATGTCTTAAGTGGAGAAATTGTAAAAAATACTATTACAGTCTCTACGGCATCGTCTCATGGGTTAAGTAATGGTGAAGTAATTTACATGAATTCTTTACCTGGTATTACTACTACTATTACAGTAAAATATAACGATAAACATAGAAGATTAGTAATTAATCCGGTATCATTTATTTCATCAAAAGTAAACATCACAAATAATACAATTAATATCCCAAATCACGGGTATTATACTGGACAAAAAATAATTTATTCTTCCAATACTCCAATTGGTGGACTTTTAGACAATCAAATATATTATATCGTAAGGTTTGATAAGGATAGGATTAAATTATCTTCATCATACTATAACTCTACTAAAACTATTCCAGAGATTATAGATTTTACGAGTGCTTCTTTTGGTACAATTTCTTTAGTCAATCCAGAACTAAATGTAATACCCAATCAAGTTGTTAGATTTGATCTTTCTGATAGTTCCTTATCATATATTAAGGATCAAAATTCTTACCCAGCTTTTGACTTTAAATTATATTTTGATCCTAGTTTTAGTGAAGAATTCAAAAAAACAACGGATTCTTCTCAATTTGAAATTGTAAAATCAGGCAAAATTGGATCAAATGCTATAGTCACTTTAACGACCAATAATTTAAATTTTGATTTGTATTATTCTTTGGTTCCTATTGACTTACTTAGCAATAGTTCAATAAAGAAAGAAATAATCACTGATGATGAAGTCCGAAATAATAACAAACTTTCTTTAACAAATAGCGGTTATTCGGGATATCATACAATCTTAGGTGTTGGTCAGACAACATTTAAATTTAATATTTTAACATATCCAGAAAGTTTATCTTACACAGAATCTGATGGATTTTTTGAATATTATACTAATTCAAAAAATGTAACAGGTTGCATTGAAGATCTTGAATTAAGATCTGGCGGCAGAAATTATTCCTCTGTTCCAGGAATAACCAGTGTTATTAGTAACACTGGAAGAGGTGCAATATTTAATATATCTAGTACAGATATAGGTTCTATTAAAAAAATAGAAATTGATGATATTGGGTTTGAATATTCTGCAGATACAACATTAAGACCTTCTGCAAAACTTCCTCAAATTTTAACCATCAATCCATCATCAACTTTTAAGTCAGTTGGCGTATCTTCAGTTGGTATTAATTACACACTTTCACCAAAGTTAGTCGTTATAGACTCTTATACTAATAAAGTAGTTACGGATATTGATTTAGAATATGATATCCTTAATAAAAAAGTAAATATTTTAAAAAATACTGATGGTATTTACGATGCAACTCCAAAAATCTTACCAGTCAATAATTCCAATGGAATTCCAGTTAATAACATAACATTTAACAGTACAACAAAAGATGTTACTGTTGAATTGGCTGTTAATTTTAGTTATGGTCAAGAATTTCCTCTTTCAATAGGTGATAAAATTTTAGTTGAAAGTGCAAATATTATTAGTTCGGGTTCAACCTCATTCAGAGGATATAACTCTAAAAACTACAATTATGAATTATTTACATTGACATCAGTTAATCCACAGTATGGTGGATCTGGCGCAACTGTTGTATATAACTTATCTAATTATTTGGGGGTAAATGAAAATCCGGGGACTTTTGATGAAGAAAATTCTGCAGCAATAATTGTACCAAGTAAATACTTCCCAATATTTGATCCTGTTTTAGAAAAAGGAAAGTTTATTAAAGGAGAAAAAGTTACTAGCGATTCTTCTTATGGCAATGTTTTGAATTGGAATCAATATTCTGAGCAGTTGAAAATAACAAGTAAAGATTATTTTAATACAGGAGTCTTTATCAGAGGAGAAACTTCCAACACTAAAGGTATAATAACGAAAATAGAAGATCTTATTGCAATTTATTCTGTTGATGGATCTTCAGTTGTAAATCAAGGATGGGAAGATGAAGTTGGATTTTTGAATAACCAATTTCAAGTTACTCCAGATAATAATTATTATCAATACTTCTCTTATGCTATAAAATCAAAGGTAGATTATGAAACTTGGAATAAATCTATTGGAAACTTAAATCATACATCTGGATTCAAAAAATTTGGAGATCTTGTCGCAGAATCTGTTGATTCCGGATTTACTGGAATATCAACAGTTCAAGATCAAGGCAATTTTATCGGTATTGCAGACTTAGTTTCCGAAGTTGACTTAAATTGCATAAATGATTACGATTTAGTGAAGGAAAGAGTTATAACTATTGATTCGAATTATTTCTCAAAAGAAATTGCATTCAGTTCAATTTCTTTACAGGATGAACTTCAGTCTATAGGAAATAGAGTATTACTAGTCGATGATTTTAGCGATCAATTTAGCAATATTCCAAAAACAGATACTTATTCGAACATAGAGTCTTTTGTCCTATCAACTATAAGAGCCAAAAAATATGTAACATATGTTAGAGATAAAAAATTTAGCGGACTCCGACAAATATGTTTGGTCTCTCTAGTGCAAGATGAACTGGAATCATATATGCTTCAGTATGGAAAAGTTTCATCTAATTACGATTTAGGATCCTTCGATTTTTCTATTTTAGGTTCTCAGGGAATATTGAGATTTTATCCAATTAATTACACTATAAATGATTATGATATTAGTGTTATGTCTTACAGTATTTCTGATTCTGTTTCAAGTGTTGGAAATACATCTTTAGGAAATATCGCAACATTAGAATCTTCAAGGGCAGTAATACCACCAAGTACAACAACTACAATTGTTGGAATTGGATCTTCTTATAGATCTTCAAAAGTTTTAGTTGAATTGACCGCATCTGATGGAACTTACTTTGAATTTAGCGAATTAACTCTTATTCATGATGGTACTAATGTAAATATTACCGAATATGGAAGACTTTCTAATGCAAATAGACTTGCGTACAGTGGTTTAGATTCAATAGGAACTTATTCTGCATATATTTCCGGATCTGTTATAAATCTGGACTTTACCCCTAATGTTGGTGTTGGCACTACATATTTTGCAAATACTTTAGGAATTTCTATTGGAAGCACTTCATCTGCAGTAACTTCTGGAAATCTCACATTCAATACAGGTGAATTAAAGTCCACTTATACTTCTATTTTATCTTCAGCAAGTCCCACAGAAACAAAAATATCAACCTACGATACAAATCATTCTGGCGCTTACTATTTTATAGTTGCTGAGGATACTACAAACAACAGATATAAAGCATCTGAGGTTGTATTAGTAGATGATGGAGGTGAAACTTATTTGCTTGAATATGGTACAATTGAAACAGTTTCTGGATCCGGTATTGGGACAATAGGAGCAGGAATTGGGTCAACTGGGACAAATCTTTATTTTACCGCAGATCCTAACATATCGGTCGATGTTAGAGTTTATCAACATGCAATGCGTGTTGTTGATACCTCAAATTCTTTTGAATTTTATAATTTTAATAATGCAAATATTCTTTCCAGATTCTCTAGCTATGAAGGAACATTTAACAGTGTTAAAAAATCATTTGACTTAAAACATAAAGAAACTCCAATTTTCCAAAGAAGAATAGATTCTTCAGACACATCAATAGTTAATATTGAAAATAATACGATCAGATTACCAAAACACTTCTTCGTTACTGGAGAAGAATTGGTATATAATTCTGGTGGTGGAGAAAAAATTGGTATTGCTACTACAACTATTGCTGGCATTGGAACCACTGATAAAGTTCCTTCAACAGTATATGCAATAAAAGTTAATGACTTGAGTATAAGATTGTCCGCATCTGCAGAAAATGCCCTAAAACCAATACCAGAACCTTTAATTTTAACTTCTGTAGGTATTGGCACAACACATACATTTACCTCAACAAAGCAAAACAGTAAATGTTTAATAAGTATTGATAATTTTATTCAATCTCCAATTGTTTCGACTTCAACAACTACTACATTATCTAATCTTTCTCAATTAAATGAAGAAACAATCTCACTTTCCGGTATAAGTTCTATATTTGGAGGAGATTTATTAAAGATTGATGACGAGATTGTAAAAGTAAATTCAGTAGGTTTTGGTAGCACAAATGTACTTTTAGTTTCTCGTGGTTGGATGGGAACAAATCCAGACGATCACTCTAATGGGTCTCTTGTAACTAAGATCATGGGCAATTATAATATTGTAGATAATACAATTCATTTTATTGACGCACCTTACGGAAATTCTCCGATTGGAACAATAACAAATAGACCAGATGCCAGAGATTTTACAGGTATTACTACAAGATCAACTTTTAGTGGAAGAGTTTTCTTAAGATCTGGTATAGAAAATTCAAACGAAGACACATATAAAACTAACTATGTTTTTGATAGTTTAGATGAACAGTTTAGTGGAGTTTCTACTCAGTTTACTCTAAAATCTTCTGGGTCAAATGTTTCCGGTTTATCAACATCTGGATCATCTGCGGTTATTTTAATCAATAATGTATTCCAGGAACCACAAAGACTTGGATCCATTAATATTTTTGGTGATTATAAATTGGAAGAAAACTCTGGTATAACAACAATTGGTTTTACTGGAAATATATCTTCTACTGCATATGATATTAATACTTCTAGTATACCTAGAGGTGGTATTATAATTTCTGTAGGTTCTACACAAGGATTTGGTTACCAACCTTTAGTTTCTGCAGGTGGAACTTCGATAGTTTCTTCTGCCGGAACTATTTCATCAATCAGCATTGGAAATACTGGATCTGGATATAGATCTTCACTAAAATATGAAATTATAACTAAGGTTTCAACTACGGTCGGATCAGGTCAGACAATTATACCTATCGATAATATTGATGGTGTATTTGGAAAACTTTTATTCTCATCAGCAAATACTATTGGAATAGGATCTGTTTTAGTTAATGTGCCAATTGTTTCTGTTGGGTCTACTTATATTACAATTGGTGCGGCAAGTACAACAAGTCAAATAATTAGTAAAGATGCAACCGCATTAATATCTCTAAATTCTCCAATGGTTGGTCTGGTTGATGTTGGAGTTAAAACTTCAAGTACTGGACTCCTTAATTATCAATTTGTTGGTTTTGCTACAATTTTGTCAGGTCATATATCAAATAATGTTATCATAACTAATCCCGGATCTGGTTATACAACATCAAATCCACCAACTGTTGTTTTTGAAAGTCCATTAAATTATTCAGATATTCCTTTAGTATATTCAGGTGGATATTCTGGTGTTGGAACACAGGCAACCATAGACATAATAGTTGGTCAAGGATCCAGTGTGGTTAATTTTGAAATTAAAAATCTTGGTTATGCATATAAAGTGTCAGAATTATTAACGGTTCCTGTTGGTGGATTGGTAGGAATTCCTACAGATCCAACAAAACCATTTAGAAATTTTGAGATTACTATTGATCAGGTATTTTCTGACCAGTTCTCTGGATGGTCAATTGGAGATTTTCAAGTTATTGATAAGGTAGAAAATTTATTTAATGGCAGAAGAAGAAATTTCCCAATTAAAATAGATGGAATTCAAACAGCCATTAGATCTTTAAGCGGATCGAGTATTGATGTACAGTCAACATTATTAGTTTTTATTAATGATATTTTACAAGTTCCAGGATCTGGTTACATATTTAATGGCGGAAGTATAATTACATTTACGGAAGCACCAAAAGAAGGTGATTCTTGTAAGATTATATTCTACAAAGGAACCAGTCAAGTTGATGTTGTTTTTGCAGATATTCTAGAATCTGTAAAAGTTGGAGATAATCTGAGGATAAACGGCGATTCTATTTCATTGAAAGAGAATGAAAGATTAGTAACTGATATTGTTTCGTCAGATAGCGTTGAGACTAATCCATATTCAGATGTTGGACTATCTTTAGATGAAAATTTAGTAAGACCTGTAGTTTGGTGTAAACAAACCGAAGATAAGATTGTCAATGGAAAAGAAGTTGGCAAAGATAGAATTTTATATGAGTCATTAATTCAACCAACCACTAATATTATACAGAATGTTAGTGTAGGTTCGACAGAGATTTTTGTACAAAATGCAAAGATTTTCTTCGATGACCTAAGAGAAAATGCAACGGTTCCATATAAAACAAAAATATTAATAACATCTCAAGATAGTTTAGTTGGAGCATCTGCTACGGCAGTAGTTTCTATTGCAGGAACAATATCTGCTATTTCGTTAACAAATGGCGGACTTGGATTTACCACATCACCATCTGTTACTATTTCATCTCCTACTGGAATTGGAAGCACTTGTTTAGTGACATCATCAATATCATCGGGGATTGTAACTTCATTCACAATTACAAACCCAGGATCTGGATATACTCAATCGAAACCACCTTATGTTTTAATTTCTTATCCATCACCCAAAACAGAAAAAATTGAAGATGTTACTTATGAAGGTGATTTTGGAATTATTGTTGGTGTTCAGACAACATCTGTTGGAATAGCTTCAACTGGAATTATATTTGATTTATTTGTACCAACAGAGTCCTACTTACGAAACACAAATATTAATGTTGGAGTAGCTACTACAGGAATAAGTGGAATTAAAACAGACTATTACTTTACTATTTTTAATTCTAACATTGGTTATGGAATAACATCTCTAGATTCATCCTCTTCAATAGTTGGAGTTGGGACATCTTGTTTGGACAATGTTTACAAAGTTGCATCAGTTTCCATAGCACAGACAAGTGTTCCTGGAATTGGAGTAACAAATGTGTCAAGAGTGATTGTAAGTGTCTTAGGTTATAATGGATTATCTGGAATGGGATATAGTGCTTTCTATGGCGAATATAGTTGGGGTAAAATAAATACCACTGTTAGAAAGAGACCAAAATCTTTTACTTCATACACAAATAATGGAATATCAGGTTTGTCAACATCTGCGGTTATCCAAAGAATTAATCCTTTGAGATATGTTGGTTATTCAACTACTTTACAATAATATTCATAAATAAATAAAAAAACGGCAAAATGTCTGCAATTATAACTGATCAAATTAGAATATTAAACGCAAAAAACTTTGTTGCGGCAGCAACTTCTTCTGCAAACGGTTATTATACTTTTGTAGGTTTACCGAATGCAACAAATTATGATTCTAATTGGGACTCTGTTCCACCATCGCCAAAAGATAATTTTGATCAGGAAAATGATTATTGGGACACTATAATTGCATTAAAAAAGATTTTGCCGGGTGATGTCAGACAGGTAATAAGAAAAATTACTTGGAGTTCTGGAACTGTCTATGATATGTATAGACATGATATTAGTAGAACAAATTTATCAGTACCTTCAAATGCAACTAGTTTATATGCATCAAATTTTTATGTAGTTAATAGTGATTATAGAGTTTATATATGTCTTTATAATGGTGTTGACCCAGAAAATCCAAAAGGAAAACCTTCTTTAGACGAACCAACTTTTACTGATTTAGAGCCAAGATCTGCTGGCGATAGTGAAGATGGTTACATCTGGAAATACTTATATACTATTAAACCGAATGAATTAGTGAAGTTTGAATCTACTAATTTTATTCCAGTTCCCTCTGATTGGGAGACAAACAGCGATTATTCTGCAGTTAGAAATAACGCGGAAGTGAGCGGTCAAATTAAAATTGTAACAGTTACTAATAGAGGAACTGGAATTGGTACTGCAGGAAGAACATACACTAGGGTTCCTATAAATGGAGATGGAACTGGAGCAGAATGTACCATAGTGATTAATAGCGACTCTAGAGTACAATCCGCTATTATTACAAATGGCGGTTCTGGATACTCATATGGAACTGTAAATTTATCTGCCGGAGGAGTTCCCGCTGGATCAACACCTCCAGTTTTTGATGTCATTATTCCTCCCCAAAATGGCCATGGATACGACATTTATAGAGAATTGGGTGCGTATAGAGTTTTAGTATATTCTAGAATAGAAAATGATTTAGAAAATCCAGATTTTATTGTTGGTAATCAAATTGCAAGGGTTGGAATAGTAGAAAATCCGTTAGCGTTTGGATCAAATCAAATTTTAAATAAAGACAAATCTAGTGCTTTATCTGCATTAAAACTTGTTGGAATCGCTTATAGTACTGCGAATTTTATTTACGATAGCGTTATCACTCAAACAATAGGAATAGGATCTACAGCTGTAGGTAGAGTTGTTTCTTATGATAAAAATACTGGTGTTTTAAAATATTGGCAGGATAGAACTTTAGTTGGATTTAATAGTGATGGTACAAAAAACCCAAATTCAATTTATGGATTTAAAATGCATAGGTTTACATCATCTCCAAGCACAGGTGGATCTTTGACCATTAATTCCTCAGGTATAAGTGGATTAGGAATTGATACTTCATTTACTGGTGTATCTACTACAATAAATAATAGAAAGTATTATGTCGGTCAAACATTTATTAATGGTGTTTCTGATCCAGAAGTAAAAAAATATTCTGGAAACATTATATATGTTGATAACAGACCTTCTATAACTAGGTCATCAAATCAAAAAGAAGATATCAAAGTCATTTTGCAATTCTAAAGAATCATGCCACAGCAAACCAACCTTAATGTTTCTCCATATTTTGATGACTTTGACCCAGAAAGTCAATATTATAAAGTTTTATTTAAACCCGGTTATCCAGTTCAAGCTAGAGAATTAACCACTCTTCAATCATTATTACAAAATCAAATTGAAAAATTTGGAAATCATTTTTTCAAAGAAGGATCTATTGTAATTCCCGGAAATATTAATTATATTGACAACTATTATGCAGTAGAAATTCAAGAAAGTTATCTTGGTATTAATGTAATAGAATATCTTCCTTATTTGATAGGGAAGACAATTCGTGGCGTAAATAGTGGAGTTAGAGCTGTAGTTGTTGGTGTTTTAGATTTTTCTAATTCGGAAAGAAATAATAACACTTTATATGTTAATTTTTTAAATTCAGATCTACTATCAAATAGTTATCAAGGATTTGGTTCGAATGAAGTTTTGCTGGTGGAAGATGGGATATCAGAGCAAAGCACTATTTTTGGAGATAAAAATGTAATAATTCAACAAAATGAAGGATTTGCCGCTACAATTTTATCAAATCCAAACTCAATAGGATCAGCAGTAAATATTTCCGAAGGTGTTTACTACCTTAGAGGTCATTTTGTTACTGTAGATGATCAAACTATTTTATTAGATCAATATTCAAATTATCCAAGCTATAGAGTTGGACTAGAAATATTTGAGAGTATTATAACTCCCGATGATGATATTGATTTAAATGATAATGCCCAAGGATTTTCAAATTACGCTGCACCTGGAGCAGATCGATTATCAATTCAAGCAATACTTTCAAAAATTCCTTTAAATGTAGAAAATCCAGAAGCTACTCCAAACTTTGTTCAACTTTTAGAAGTTAGAAATGGTATAATACAAAAACAAATTAATAATCCAGATTATAATATTCTTGAAAAAGAATTTGCAAGAAGAACTTATGATGAATCTGGAAATTATTATGTAAAATCCCCATCTCTCTCCGTTAAAGAAACTTTAGATGATTTAAAGGGAAATGGTGGCGTATTTAAAGATAATCAAGTAACATATAATAATAACAAAGCTTCTGATGATTTAGGTACTTATATAATTTCTCCACTTAAAGCATTTGTGAGTGGATATGAGATAGATGTTGTAGGAACAACATATTTGGATTTTGAAAAACCAAGAACAACAAAACTATTACAAAATCAAAGCGTAAATTATGTAACAGGTCCAACATATACTTTAAATAGAGTCTATGGATCACCATCTCTAGGAATATCAACATCTTATACTGTAAGTTTAAGAGATTCTAGAGTAGGGACAAATCAAACCAACTCTTCGGGAAAAGAAATAGGTCTTGCAAGAGTTTATGATTTTGCATTAGAATCTGGATCATATAATACTTCTCAACCAGATTCTAATGAATGGGATATTTCTTTGTATGATATACAAACTTATACAGAAATTTCATTAAATGAACCTATTAGTTTAACTACACCCACTTATATTAAGGGTAAGTCTAGTGGTGCTGTTGGATTTTTAAGATATGACGCATCTAATTCGGGAATTATCACCGCATATAATACAAAAGGTACTTTTGTAATTGGTGAAAGATTAATTTTTGATGGTATAGAAAATACTAGAGTTTCTACAGCAATCACGGCATATTCAACAAATGATGTTAAATCCCTTTATGGTATTGTTGGAAGCGGATCTACATTCACATCTGATATAAAATTATCTACAATCTCAGATGTTGGTCAAGTTAAAATTACTGCTACTGGTGGTGGAATAAGCACGGTAACATCATCTAATTATATTTTTACTGGAATTGCTACAGTAGGAAACATTGTAGCTTTTTCAAATCCAGGACTTTCTGTAAATACTTTTGCAAAAATTAATTCAGTATCTCAAAGTTCTATTACAATATCTGGCGTTACTACTGTCAGTGGAGTCTGTGATGGTGGTTTACCGACTTCAGATATAAATCCAAGTGATTTTAGAATATTATATTCTAATTTCCAATCTTCTTTAGATAATAATTTATATACAACATTACCAAATAGAAATGTTGCTTCCGTAGATTTAACCGAATCTTCATTGACGGTGAGAAATCAATATAATGTGACAATTACATCAAATTCAACAAACACAGTATCTGCAGAATCAGATGAAACTTTCTTACCATTTGATGAAGAAAGATATGTTTTAATTACAGATTCTGGATTAACTGAAAGTTTAAGCTCAGATAAACTTGTCTTTGGTAATGGTGGAAGAGAATTGACAATAAATGGGCTCCAAACAAGTTCTGGCACCGGAAGACTAATAGGTACTTTAAGAAAAATTGATATTAAATCGAAAGTTAAAAATAAAAATAGAATTAAAACAATTATTGTAGACAAGTCAAAATATCAATATTCTGGAGTTGGAGCAACTACAAACAATGATGGTTTAACATATGGAACTTATCCATATGGAACAAGAGTTCAGGATGAGGATATTTGTTTATTAGAACCTGATGTAACTAAATTATACGGAATATACGAATCTAATGATACTTCAGAACCAGAACTACCAAATTTAACATTAACAACTATCGAGGGCCCAACTAATAAGACAGATGATTTATTAATTGGAGAAGAATTTGTTGGATCTATAAGTGGTGCTGTTGGTGTTTATGCAGAAAAATTAAATTCAATAAAAATATCATATATCTCTAGAAATTCTAATAGATTCAGAATTGACGAAACAATCACTTTCAAAGAATCCGGAATAACAGCAGTTATAACTTCTTCTGATGCAGGTGATAATAATGTCACCACAAATTATATTTTTGATAATGGTCAAAGAAACACGATATATGATTATTCTAGAATAACTAGAAAATCTGCAGCAAAAGAACCAATTAGAAAATTAAAAATTGTATTTGAGTCTGCAAGTTTTTTGTCTTCTGATGATGGCAATATAACAACTGCAAATTCTTATAACCAATTTGATTATTGTGACATACCTTCCGTCAATGGTATTAGGAATAGTGATATTTTAGATATTAGACCAAGAGTTTCTGAATTTACAGTTACAACATCTTCATTATCTCCATTTGAATTTAGATCTAGAAGTTTTACTTCTAGTGGAAATTCTGCATCTAATGTTTTGGCTTCCGATGAATCTATTTTATTAAATTATTCTTATTATTTACCAAGAGTAGATAAAATTTATTTAACTAAAGATGGAATATTCCAGTTAAATAAAGGGGAACCTGCAGATAATCCACAACCACCAATTGGAATTGAAGATGCTTTAGATATAGCAACTATTACATTACCAGCATATTTGTGCGACATAAACGATGCAAGTCTAAATCTTGCCGAACACAAGAGATATAGAATGAAAGATATCTATTCTCTTGAGAATAGAATTAAAAATTTAGAGTATTATACTTCACTTTCTTTATTAGAAACAGATACTTCAAATCTTTTTATTAGAGATGTCAATGGTTTAAATCGTTTTAAATCTGGATTTTTTGTTGATGACTTTTCTACAACATCTTCACAGAAAAAAGTAACAATAGTAAAGAACAGTATTGATGTTGCTAACTCGGAACTAAGACCTTCACCATATAATACATTAGTTGATTTAGTTTTAGGGTCAAATTCTCTTATTGGATTAGGTGTAACTTCAAATTCTCAAGTAGATTCTAGGTATGTTACAGACTTAATAGGAACTAACATCAAAAAAACAAATGATATAATTACCTTAGATTATTTGGAAGTGGAAGAAATAAATCAACCATATGCAACTAGAGTAGAAAGTGTTGCTCCATACAGAGTTGGTTATTATGGCGGAACAATCAATCTTGCCCCATCTTCAGATGTTTGGGTTGATGTCGTAAGACTTGTTGCAAATTCAACAGAAGTGGCAACAAATTATATTCAGTCAGAATCTCAAATTACTGCTTCAGAATTAGATAAACAAACTGGATTTGGACCAGTAACTTGGGGATCTTGGGAAACTGTCTGGACAGGTTCAACTACAGCAAAAGATTCAAGAACAGTTAATGTTGGATATTACATCATTAAAGAAGATTTAGAGACAATAACTAAAACTGGCACAAGTACAAGAAGTGGTATTAGAAAAATTACTAAAGAAGATACTAAGTATGTTTCTTTAGGTGATACTGTTCTAAGTTCTGATATAAGTCCTTTCATGAGGTCTAGGAATATTGAATTTGTTGCCAAGAGATTAAAACCACTAACAAGAGTTTACACATTCTTTAGTGGTCTTGATGTTAATAAATTTATAGTTCCAAAACTATTAGAAATTAGCATGGTTTCAGGAACATTCCAAGTGGGTGAAACTGTACAGGGTGTTGTTAGTGATGGAGCTGAGATTTTAGGAGTTCAATCTTCTACACCAAAGATTACTTTTAGAGTGGCAAATTCAAATCATAAATATGGACCTTACAATTCACCAACAGAAATCTTTACAAAAGATCCATATAACTCAGTACAAGACATTCCAACAAATTATTCATCAACTTCAACGATTTTAAATATTGATACCTTTAGTCTTTCACAACAAGCTCTTGGCGATTTCTTTGGATTTATTCAAACTGGAATGAGACTTAGAGGAAATACAAGTGGCGCAGAAGCAGTAATAACGAATATTAGATTAATTACTGATGTCAATGGTGTAATAATAGGATCTTTCTTTATCCCAAATCCAAATGTTTTCGGAAATCCAAGTTTCCAAACAGGCACAAAACTTTTCAGAATAACAAGTAGCTCAACTAATTCTTTAATTGATTCTACAATTACAAGTGCGGAAGAAAGATTTTATTCTGAAGGTAAAATTAATAGGGTACAAGAAAATATATTATCTGTCAGAACTGCTAGAACTGAAACTCAAACCATAATAGAAAGTAGATCTGAGGTTTCTACTGGACCGGTTGCAGTGGTCGCAACAACTATTGTTGGAAATACTTTACCAGAACCACAACCACAACCACAACCAGAACCTCAACCACAACCACAACCAACACCAACACCGGTGTTCCCATCGCCAATTGATAATCAACCCACTCCATCGTGGACACCTGATCCAGGACCAACGACACAACCACCACCACTCGATGATATTCCAGGACCAACGACAGATCCAGGTCCAGTGAAACCTGTTGAACCAAAATCAACTGCTGGTATCAAATTCTTAAATGTAAATGCAGGTGGATTAGTATATGGTCAGCGTGGTATTGGTGGGGATAAATTTGTAGCAGGTCTTTTTGGTAAGAAACTTCAAGGTAGCAATCAACCATATTATTCGGTTCCTCTAACAACAATTAAATATAATGGTAAAGAAGTTACTTATGGAGAACTCAAGAAGAAAATTGGTGCCAATAAAGCAGAACAAGCGTTTAATGCACAAGGTGCAAAAGTTACTCCAACCGATAAAAATTATGCAGCATTATCTACTCAACTAAAAGAAAGTAATCAAGCAAAAGGCATGATTCCTACAACACAAAATAGTCCATCATTAGGACAACCAGCTAAGCAAATACAAAAAGATTTTGTAAGAGATGTAAGAGTAACAGGTCCAAACGGTCTTACCACTGTAATACCAAACGCAATCACAGTTTCACCAGTAAATAATAAGAAAAAAGGTAAAAAATAACTAAGTAAAATGAGAAATAAATATATCATAGTGGAGTTATCGTCCAACAATTAACAATTAAAATGAAAATAATAGATCCTTTAGCACAATCTTTTTATGTAGAACCTGACAGCGGTATTTTTGTAACTTCTGTTGATTTATATTTTTACTCCAGAGATGCGGAACTTCCAGTTACAGTTCAATTGAGACCAATGCAGTTGGGTGTACCTACAAATGAAGTTTATCCATTTGGAGAGGTTGTTATTGATCCAAAAAATGTAAACATTTCTGCGGACGCATCAGTTCCAACTAGAGTTACATTTGATTCGCCAATTTATTTGGCGGGAAAACAATTTCATGCTTTAGCCATACTTTCAAATTCTAGTGTATATAATGTATGGATTGCTAGATTATCAGAAGTTGAAGTTAGTACTTCAAATCTTACAGAAGATCAACAAGTACTAGTTTCGAAGCAACCTCTGAGTGGATCTTTATTTAAATCGCAAAATGGATCTACTTGGACTCCAAGCCAATTGGAAGATTTAAAGTTTAAATTATACAGAGCAAATTTCGTTGGAAGTGGAAATATAAATTTCTATAATCCAGATCTAAGTGTTGGAAATGGTCAGGTTGCAACTTTAGTCAAGGATTCTTTAGAAATTGCATCTAAAAAAATTAAAGTAGGTATAGGAACAACTATTGCAGATTCAAAACTACCATCTCCAGGTAATACGATAATTCAACAAAATAGCAATGCAACTGGCAATTTTGTTGGATCAGCTGGTTCTGCATTTAGCACTTTAGGAATTATTAATTCTGGTATAGGTTATACTCCATCATCAGGCAGTTATCTTTTTACAAATGTTTCATTGAATAGTATAACAGGTTCTGGAAGAGATGCCGCAGCAGATATAACAATATCCAATGGTGTTGCTGTCGCAGCAACAATTTCAAATGGAGGAACTGGTTATTCTGTTGGAGATGTTCTTGGTATTACTACTATTGGATCTAAAAACTTAGGTAGAAATTTAAGATTGTCGGTATCTCAAATTTCTGGCGTAAATGAATTAATAATAGATCAAGTGCAAGGAGAATATTTAACCGGAATAGGAAAAACTATTAGATTTATTAATAATTTAGGAATTACTACTGATTTAAATGGAACTGGTGGAAATGTTACTATACCCACAGATGGTATAATAACTTTATCTGATGGACTACATTTAAAAGTTAATCATAAGAATCATGGAATGAACTCTGCAAATAATTTGGTTGCCGTTTCAAATGTAGTATCAGACTTAAAACCAACTAAATTATTTGCAAATTATTCAGCAACATCAAATGATGATATTCAAGTAGAAAGTGTAACAATCGCAAACTTTCAAACTTTTGAAAATGTATCGGTAGGAGCTACGAATCCAGGATATATTAAAATTGAAGATGAAATTATTTCTTATACAGGCGTAAATTCGACAACATCTCCACCAAAATTAACAGGAATTACAAGGGGTGTTGATCAAACTAAATCATTTATTCATGATGCAGGGAGTTTAATTTATAAGTATGAGTTGTCTGGAGTTTCTTTAAGAAGAATTAACAAAACTCATGATTTATCGAACGCCACTGTTTCTAATCCACTTGATTTGGATTACTATCATATAAAACTTGATATGTCCGATCAAAATTCTACAATGACGAATAGATCTACATCCACGGGACATCCAAAACTATTTTTAAATGAAACTAAATCAACTGGCGGAAGTTCTATAAACGCCACACAAAATATTCCTTTTGAACTTGCAAAACCAATAGTTCAAACTATGACATTAAGAGGAACTAATGTCAATGCATCAATCAGATCAGTTTCAGGAAGTAGCATAGGTGGAAATGAAATTTCATTCATAGATCAAGGTTTTGAGCAAATTAACTTGAATGCGACTAATTATTTTTCAACCCCAAGAGTCGTTTCTTCAAAAGTAAATGAATCTTCAAAACTTACAAATTTACCAGCAAACAAATCATTCACTCTTAACTTAAATCTATCCACAACAAATGCATATATTTCTCCAGTGATTGATTTGGATAGAGTTGCTGTGATGTTTATTTCAAACAGAGTAAATAATCCAATATCAAACTATATAACTGACAATAGAACATCAACTTTAGAAGGAGATCCATCATCATTTGTTTATGCAACTAAACCAATATCACTAGAGACTCCGGCATCATCTATTAAAGTTTATATGAATGCTTATATTAATACCCAAAATGATATCAGATGTTTTTATTCAATTACAGATGATCCAAACTCGGAGATGATTTATTATCCATTCCCAGGATATAAAAACTTAACTTCAACTGGAGAAATTATTAATTTAGCAAACAATGATGGATCTCCAGATAAAATGGTATCAAAAACAGATGTCATTGGATTTGATGGTGATATTTTAGACTTTAGGGAGTATGAATTCACAATTGATAATCTTCCACCATTTAGATATTTTGGTATTAAATTTGTTGGAACTTCAACAAATCAAGCATATCCACCTAGAGTTAAAGATTTAAGAGTTATTGCTTTAGCATGATAAACTATGAGTCATTCAAAAATTACAGGCCATTCAAATTTAATAAGAGACGATAAAACTCAAGCGGTAGTTAATACTAGTATGTCAGATTACAATGCGTATATTTTGCAAAAGAAATTAAAAGAAAAAGAGAATCTAAAAATACAATCCCTTGAAGAAAATGTTGCTAATATGAAAAGTGATCTTGATGAAATAAAAAGTTTACTAAGGAGTTTGTTAAATGAATCCAGATAGTATAGAACTTGAAAATTTAAGCAAAAGTTTTGAATACTTTAAAGTTGCTTCAGAAATAGATAGTATATCTAATATTGAAGATGCAAAAAATATTGCTAAATGTTATTATAAGTTATATTTAAAGCAACAAGAGGTTGTATCTCAACTTTTAATATCTAAATCATAAATATTTTAAAAGAGAAGATAAATGTCGCAACCATCTACTAGACAAGAACTAATAGATTATTGTAAAAGAAAACTGGGGGCACCAGTTTTAGAAATTAATGTTGCGGATGAGCAAATTGATGATCTAGTAGATGACGCCATTCAGTTTTTTCAAGAAAGACATTTTGATGGTGTATATCCTACATTTTATAAGTACAAGATAAATCAAAATGATATTAATAGGGGCCGAGCAAGAGGTGGAACCGGACCTGCAGTAGGAATAGCATCAACAAGTGTTACAACAACTATAGTTGGGGTAACAACGACTTTTACATATGAAGAAAATAGTAATTATCTCCAAATTCCACCATCAGTATTAGGTGTAAATAAAATATTTCTTTTTGATAGTGCTAACACTATTACCCATAATATGTTTAGCGTAAAGTATCAATTATTTTTAAATGATATTTACTATTGGGGTAGCACAGAACTATTATCTTATGCAATGGTAAAAACTTACCTTGAAGATTTAGATTTTCTTCTCAATACACAAAAACAAATTAGATTTAACAAAAGACAAGATAGATTATATTTAGATATTGATTGGTCAACTGTAACTAATAATCAATACATTGTCATTGATTGCTATTCAGTTTTAGATCCAAATGATTACAGTAGAGTTTGGAATGATTCTTTTGTGAAACCATATTTAACATCATTAATCAAGAGACAGTGGGGACAAAATATGATGAAATTTACTGGAGTCAAACTTCCAGGTGGAGTTGAATTAAATGGCAGACAAATGTACGATGACGCTCAAAGAGAAATTGACATTTTAATGGAAAAAATGTCTAACACTTATGAACTTCCACCATTAGATATGATAGGATAAGATATGCTCAATCCATTTTTTCTTCAAGGATCTAGAACAGAGCAAGATCTTATCCAAGATCTAATAAATGAACAATTAAGGATGTATGGTGTTGAAATTTATTATTTACCAAGAGCATATATCACAGAAAAAACAATAATAAAGGAAGTTATAGAATCAAAATTTCAAAATGCTTTTCCTTTAGAGGCATATCTTAATAGCTATGAAGGGTATAGTGGCGCAGGAACTATACTATCAAAATTTGGAATTCAAGAATTAGATGATTTAAATTTGATTATTTCTAAAGAGAGATTTGAGAATTACATATCTCCTCTCATAAAAAATATGACAGATGTAAAATTATCAACCAGACCAAAAGAAGGAGATTTGATTTATTTTCCGTTAGGGGATAGATTATTCGAAATTAAATATGTTGAACATGAACAACCATTCTATCAACTTCAAAAAAATTATGTATACGAATTAAGATGTGAATTGTTTAGATATGAAGATGAAGTTGTTGATACTACTATAGAACAAATAGACGATAATATACAAGATCAAGGATACATTCAAACACTAACTTTGGTTGGATCTGCATCAACTGCAACAGCAGCTGCTACTATAGTAAATGGTGGAATTAGATTTGTAAGAATTACAAATAGAGGTAATGGTTATACATCCGTACCAAAAGTTGCAATATCATCAGCGCCATCAGGAGGAACTACGGCAGTTGGTATTGCAACAATGATTGGTGGATTAATAGATTGTAATGGAACTAGTTCCTTAAAAGTTCAAGGAGTTCAACTTAGCAATTCTGGAGCTGGTTACACAGTGGCACCAAGTGTTGTGTTTGTCGGAGGTGGCGGTGCGGGAGCAGCAGCAACAGCAGTCATTGGTAATGGTATAGTTGGAGTAGTTACAGTAACAAGTGGTGGGTCTGGATACACTACTTCACCATCAGTCACCTTTAGTGGTCCTGGTATAGGAACAACTGCCAAAGGTTATGCAGTAATAAACTCAAGTGGATCAATAACTCAGATAAGACTCATAGATGCTGGAATAGGTTATACATCAAATCCAACAATAACTATCGAATCTTCACCAACTTCCGGAATCGGAACTTATATTTTTAATGAATTGGTAACTGGATCTATTACTAATACAACAGCAAAAGTAAATTCTTGGAACGCAGTCACTAAAGAATTAAAAGTACATAAAATATCTGGAACCTTCAAAACAGGAGAAAGAATAGTTGGCGCAAAAAGTGGAGCTTCTTATCAATTAAGAATTGAAGATTCTTATAATAAAACAGATCCATATGCTCAAAATGAAGAGATAGAAGGTGAATCTGATTTAATAATAGACTTTACTGAAAGTAATCCATTCGGAAATCCATAAATAATTAAATTCATATCTAAATTGAATTTACCAAATAGATTTTTTTAAAATGTTTGAGTATTTTTATCACGAAATATTAAGAAGAACTGTAGTTTCCTTTGGGTCTCTTTTTAACAATATTTCTATCAAACACACAAATAACAATGATAACACGGTTAGTGTTATTAAAGTTCCTTTGGCATATGGACCAACACAGAAATTTTTAGCAAGAATTGAGCAATCACCAGACCTCAATAAACCAATTCAAATAAGTTTACCTAGAATGTCATTTGAATTGGTTGGATTGTCATACGATTCATCAAGAAAAGCGACAACTACTCAAACATTTTTAACAACTTCAGTAACCGATAAAACCCAACAAAAAAAGTCATATTTACCAGTTCCATATAATTTAGATTTTGAAGTTAGTATATTCACTAAGTTGAATGATGATATGCTTCAAATTATTGAGCAAATTTTACCATATTTTCAACCAGCTTATACGATGACAATTGACTTAGTAGAACAAATTGGGGAAAAAAGAGATATTCCCGTTGTATTGAATAGTATTTCAATGTCCGATGATTATGAGGGTGACTTTTCTACTAGAAGATCATTAATTTATACTTTGAGATTTACTGCAAAAACATATCTTTTTGGTCCTATTTCTTCTGCTTCTTCGGATGTTATCAGAAGAGTTTCTATTGGACTTATTTCTGGAGATACTACAAAAACTCCAACAAGAGAAATTGTTTACAGTGTTGAACCTAGAGCAACTAAAAATTATACTGGCCAAATAACTACTAATTTATCTGTTGATGTATCCGCAACAGATACATCAATTTCGGTTAATGACTCATCAAATATTAGTAGTAATACTTACATCTACATTGATGAGGAAGAAATGTTAGTGAAATCAAAAACTGGTAATGTTTTAACCGTTGTAAGAGGTGCTGATAAAACTGTTGCATCTGCTCATGTTTTAGGTTCTCCAGTTAAAAAGATAACAGATGCTGATGACGCTCTAATACAAGTGGGAGATGATTTTGGATTTAGTGGTACAATATCATGAAAATGACAAAAAAATTTAAAGACTTAAATGAAACTTTTAATGTTTCTACTGAGATAGTAAAAAATCCAGAAGTAGTTGAAGAAAAAATAGAAACCATTAATAATGCAAATAACGACATAAAAAAAGATTATGAATACACTAGAGGTAACTTGTATTCATTGATTGAGAAAGGTCAAGAAGCAATTAATGGTATTTTAGAATTAGCTCAAGAAAGTGAAATGCCTAGAGCATATGAAGTTGCGGGACAGTTAATTAAAAATGTTGCTGATGCAACAGACAAATTAATGGACTTGCAAAAGAAGATAAAAGATATTGAAGAAGACAAACCAAAAGGTCCAACTACAGTAAATAATGCACTTTTTGTCGGTTCTACTGCAGAATTAGCAAAGTTATTAAAACAACAAAGTTCTGAAGGGTCTCTAGACCAATAAATAGAAAAAATACTATCGGTCGATGTCTAAATTTAAGTCCCATAAAACAGTTGAGCAAATTGCAAAGAAACATCGTCTTGATGTTTCTTTTATACAAAGACAACTTGATATGGGAGAACCAATTGAGCATGAGCATACTAAAGACCACGATCTTGCCCGTGATATTGCTTTACAACATCTCGACGAAATTCCAGATTATTATACTCGTTTGAAAAAAATGGAAGCAGATGCTAAAAAGCACCACAAAAAATTTAAAGATGTTACTGAAGAAGGTCTTCGCGATTGGTTTGGCAAATCCAAATCAAAGGATGGAAAATCTGGATGGGTAAATGTTGTAACTGGTGGAACTTGTGCAAGCGATGAACCAGGTGAGGGAACACCAAAATGTGTTTCTTCATCAAAAAGAGCAAGTATGACTAAAGCACAAAGACTTTCTGCAGCAAGAAGAAAAAAAGCAGCAGATCCAGGTCAGCAGCAAAAAACAGGAGCTGCAAAACCAACATATGTTTCTACAGATAAACCAGAAAAATCTGTTAAAGAAGATTGGTCCGATAAATATAAAAAATCTATAGATTGTGACAACCCTAAAGGATTTTCTCAGAGAGCTCATTGTCAAGGAAGGAAGAAAAAAATGAATGAAGAATCTGATAAAAAAGGAAAAGGTAGTGGAAAAAAGGACGCTTGTTATCATAAAGTAAAATCTAGATATGATGTTTGGCCTAGTGCATATGCATCTGGAGCATTAGTAAAATGCCGTAAAGTTGGTGCTGCAAATTGGGGGACTAAATCAGAAGAAACTGCACATGAAGAAGAAAGATATTGTCCTTTATGTGATAAAAGAGAAACAAGATCTGAATGTTCTTATGGCGAAAAAGCATGGGATAAGGTTTCTGTAAAAGATCAAGAATATTCAATGGCTAGATCTGAACTTAAAAATATTATTGATGCTGCTAAAAGACTTGAAAAGAAGGTAGGTAAAGGTGAAGGATCTTTAGAAGCATGGGTTCAATCAAAGATTACCAAAGCAGCAGATTATATTGATACTGCAGCAGATTATGTTGCAAGTGGAGAAATGGAAGAATCTTTTGGATTTACCATTGATCCGTCATCACATAAAACTGCAAGAAAAAGAGAAAAAATAAGGTCTTTAGCAAAAAGCGGTGTTGGAGGAGAAAAGGAAGTTGCTTCTAAAAAATTGGGTCCAACTCCAGAACTTCCAAAAATTAAAGAACAAACCTTAGTTGATAAAATTACAAATGAATTTGTGGTAGAAAAATGTTGGCCTGGTTATAAAAAGAAAGGTATGAAAACAATGTTTGGAAAGCGTTATCCAAACTGCGTAAAGGCGGAAGATGTAACCATAGAGGATGCTGAAGGGAATACTTTTGCGGAAGTTGTTGATTTAATTCAACCAGAACCAATTAAAGGTTTTAAGACTCAAATAGAAATAGATGAAGCAACAAGACTTCAGGCGCAAACTGGCAATGTGATTGCAGTCACTCTTTCTTGGAGAGGTAAATATTATGCAATGAAGATGTTTTTCCCCCAGGTAAAAATTCCTTCAAGAAAAGAAATTAATAGCGAACTTCAAAAAGTTTATCCGGGATCAATGGTTGTTTACCATTCAGTTTCCGAGATTCAACCAGGACAACCATTAATTCAAGCATTTGGACCTCAGGGAGGCAGTGCAGCAAAACCAGGTCCAAGTAAAAATTATGTAAAAACTATGGGAGAAGAAGTTGAAATTGATGAAGATTGGCAATCAGTAAATCGTAAAGATAAAACTGATGGTCTTAGTCAAAAAGCAGTAAATGCTTATCGTCGTGAGAATCCAGGTTCAAAACTTCAAACTGCAGTAACTGAAAAAAATCCAACAGGAAAAAGAGCGCAGAGGAGAAAAAATTTTTGCAGTCGTATGTCTGGAATGAAAAAAAGATTAACCTCAGCAGAAACCGCAAGGGATCCAGATTCAAGGATCAATAAAGCACTTCGTCGTTGGAATTGTAACTAATAAGTAGAGTTTATTATGTCAAATGATGTTTATCTTGGTAATCCGCTTCTAAAAAAAGCAAATACGCCAATTGAATTTACCCAAGAACAAATTCTTGAATTTGTTAAGTGTAAGGATGACCCAGTTTATTTTGCAAATAATTATGTAAAAATTGTGACCTTGGATCATGGTTTACAAACTTTTAAACCATATCACTTCCAAGAGAAATTAATTAATAATTTCCATAACCACAGATTTAATATCTGTAAGATGCCTAGGCAAACAGGTAAGTCAACTACCGTAGTGTCTTTCCTGCTCCACTATGCGGTGTTTAACGACAATGTTAACATAGGTATCCTTGCAAACAAAGCAGCGACTGCCAGGGAGCTCCTAGATAGGTTACAGACCGCTTATGAAAACTTACCCAAGTGGATGCAGCAAGGAATTATATCTTGGAATAAAGGTTCTCTAGAACTTGAGAATGGTTCCAAGATTTTAGCAGCATCTACATCAGCTTCTGCTGTTCGAGGAATGTCATTTAACATTCTATTCTTGGACGAATTTGCGTTCGTTCCAAATCATATTGCAGACTCATTCTTTGCCTCGGTATATCCAACAATTACTTCTGGTAAACAAACTAAAGTTATTATAGTTTCTACTCCACATGGTATGAATCATTTCTACCGAATGTGGCACGATGCAGAGAAAGGTAAAAATGAATATGTTTTCACTGATGTTCATTGGTCGGAAGTTCCAGGTAGAGACGAAGCATGGAAAGCCCAGACTATTGCAAATACAAGTGAACAACAATTCAAAGTTGAGTTTGAATGTGAATTTTTAGGGTCTGTTGATACTCTTATTGCACCAAGCAAACTGAGATCTTTAGTTTATGATCATCCCAAAACACGTAGTGCTGGGTTGGATGTTTATGTTGATCCAGAAGAAAATCATGATTATTTAATTACTGTTGATGTTGCTAGAGGTGTTGGAAATGATTATTCTGCCTTCACCGTAGTTGATATAACACAATTTCCACATAAAGTTGTTGCAAAATATAGAAACAATGAAATAAAACCAATGCTCTTCCCAAGCATCATTCAGGAAACAGCAGTGGCATATAATAGTGCATATATTTTATGTGAAGTAAATGATGTTGGAGATCAAGTTGCAAGTATTCTTCAATACGATTTAGAATATAATAATTTGCTTATGTGCTCTATGAGAGGTAGAGCGGGTCAAATTGTAGGGCAAGGTTTTTCTGGAAAGAAAACTCAACTAGGCGTTAAGATGTCTAAAACTGTAAAAAAAGTTGGATGTCTTAATTTAAAGACTATGATTGAAGAAAATAAATTATATTTAAATGACTATGAAATAATTAGTGAGCTAACCACTTTTATTCAAAAACATAATTCATTTGAAGCAGAAGAAGGATGCAATGATGACCTTGCAATGTGTTTGGTCATTTATGCCTGGTTGGTTGCTCAAGACTATTTTAAAGAACTTACGGATCAAGATGTAAGAAAAAGACTATATGAAGAACAAAAAAATCAAATTGAACAGGATATGTCGCCTTTTGGGTTTATATCTGATGGTCTAGATAATGAAAGTTTTGTTGACTCGGATGGCGATCGATGGTTCGTAGATGAATATGGGGATAGATCTTACATGTGGGAGTATATGTAAATCAATTTTTTAATAAATATTTTTTAGATAAACTGAGATTACGGAGAAAAACATGGCGACTCCTCAATTGTCTCCCGGTGTAATTACTAGGGAAGTTGATTTAACAGTCGGGAGAGCTGAAAATGTATTAGATAATATTGGTGCAATTGCTGGACCCTTTGCAATCGGACCAGTTGAGCAAGCAATTGATATTAATACCGAACAGGAGTTAATTAGTACTTTCGGCAAACCAATTTCAACTGATGCTCAATATGAATATTGGATGAGTGCTTCATCTTATCTTTCATACGGTGGTATCTTGAAAGTTGTGAGAACAGATGGTGCTACTTTAAATAATGCAAATGCTGGAGTTGGCGCAGCTTCTACTTCTTCGGCAAAGATTAAAAATTATGAAGATTATAATGCTAACTGGGCAACAGCAACAAATTTCACATTTTCCGCAAAAAACCCAGGATCATGGGGAAACAAATTAAAAGTTTGTTTAATTGACGATCTAGCAGATCAGAGAATTACCATTGCATCAACTAATCCAGGTTCAATTGGAGCAATTGTTGGATATGGTATAACAACCCCAATTAGCAATGCAGTTCTTGCTGGAGCAGGTTCAACATCCGTATTTAATGGTTACTTAAAAGGTATTATTACTGGAGTAACTACTGATGCAACAAATGGTAACAGTAGTATAGATGTAAAGATTCTATCCAGAGTATCCGCCGCTAATACGGAGACTGCAACAACATATGCTCAAGGAAGTGAAATAGATTCTTTCCAAGCATCAGACACTCTCACTTTTGTCAATAATTCAGGTTCCACTGCTGGTACATCTACAGTTGCTACTGCATTAGATTGGTATGATCAGCAAACTCTTGGTTTAACAAACTCTATAATTTACTGGAAGTCCATAGCTCCAAAGCCAATTTCAAATAATTATTCAATTCAGAGAAATGGTAAGAATGATGCGATGCATATCGCAATCGTTGATGATACTGGCGCAATTACTGGAGTTCAGGGAAATGTTCTTGAAAAGCATTTAAGTCTTTCAAAAGCGGCAGATTCGGTATCTTCCGTAAACTCCCCCCAGAAAATTTGGTATAAAAATTTCTTATCAAATTTCTCATCCTACATTTATGCTGGATATAATCCATCTAATGGTGCGGATTCTTATCATGGAACCTCTCCAAAAGCAACTGGATTCTCTTCGGGTTACACCCCATATACAACATCACAAGGTCTTTGGGGACAAGATGCACAAAACATAGTTTATAGTGCAATTGGAAATGTAACCTACACTCTTGTTGGTGGTGTTGATTATTCTTCTACTGGTGGTATGCAAGCGACTTTATCAAATATTTCTACTGCATATGATCTTTTTGCCAACAAAGATGATGTTCAGGTTGATTTTCTGATCAACGGTCCTGGACTTACAAATGAATCCGAGTCTCAAGCAAAAGCTAATAAGTTAATATCAATTGCTGAAGGTAGAAAAGATTGTATTGCTGTAATTTCTCCTCACAGAGATGGCGTAGTTAATTTATCAAATACTACTACACAAACAACAAACATAGTTAGATTCTTCAGCGCACTTTCCTCTTCATCTTATGCAGTATTTGATAGTGGATATAAGTACACTTATGATAGGTTTAATAACCTTTTCCGATATGTACCATGCAATGCAGACATTGCTGGTCTAATGATGAGAACGAATATCAATTCCTTCCCATGGTATTCACCAGCTGGTCAGCAAAGAGGTGTATTAAATAATGCAATTAAACTTGCATATAATCCAAATAAACCACAAAGAGATCTGCTTTACACTTCCAGAGTTAACTCAATTATCAGTCAACCTGGTATCGGCATTTACCTCTTTGGCGATAAAACTGCTCTAGCATATGCCTCAGCATTTGATAGAATTAATGTTAGAAGATTGTTCCTAACCATTGAACAATCTCTAGAAAAAGCTTCTCAAGCACAACTATTTGAAATCAACGATCAAGTTACAAGGGCAAACTTTGTAAATATTGTTGAACCATATCTTCGCGATGTACAAGCAAAGAGAGGTATTTACGACTTCTTAGTGATTTGCGACGAAACAAACAACACTCCAGATGTCATTGACAACAATGAGTTTAGGGCAGACATCTTCCTCAAACCATCAAAATCAATTAACTATGTTACTCTAACATTTGTAGCGACGCGCACAGGCGTAAGTTTTGAAGAAGTTGCTGGTAGAGTTTAATTAATTTAAATTAATCAAAAGGAGGAACTAAAAAATGTCTACTCTCAGAACAATCACAGGTTTTAAAGAAAGACTTGCTGGAGGTGGCGCAAGACCTAATCTATTTGAAGTTGAAATACCATCTTTCCCAGCTCCATTAACAAATTTTTGGAAAACTGGTAGTAGCAATCAAATAGAAACATTTAAGTTTCTATGTAAAGCAGCTGCTCTTCCTGCTTCAAATATTGCTTCAATTGATGTACCTTTTAGAGGTAGAATTTTGAAAGTTGCGGGTGATAGAACCTTCGATGTTTGGACAGTCACTATCATCAATGATGAAGATTTCCAATTAAGAAGTGCTTTTGAATTGTGGATGAATAATATCAGCAAACTTGATAATAATAGCGGTGCTACTAATCCAAGTTCCTATATGACCGATGCCTTTGTACACCAACTTGGCAGAGGATATGATAAGGGAAGATTTTCTACCACAAATAATGGTGGTGCTGCACAACCTTCTGTTGATGTTACTCCATTAAGAACTTACAAATTTGATGGAATTTTCCCAACTGCAATTTCTGCAATTGATCTTTCATATGATTCTTCAGATGCAATTGAAGAATATACTGTAGAGTTCCAAGTTCAATACTGGAGTGCAGGAAAAGGTCCAGCTAGAAATGATGCAACTGGTGTTCAAATTAGCTGATAAATAGTCAGAAACCAATTTCAATAAATCATGTCAAAATTATTTGGATTCTCTATTGAGGATAATGAACCACTATCTCCAAGTACGGTCTCTCCCGTTCCTCCAAATAATGAGGATGGGTCAGACCACTACTTGAGTAGTGGTTTTTTTGGTTCATATGTAGATATTGAAGGTGTTTATAGAACTGAATTTGATTTAATTAAAAGATATCGTGAAATGGCACTTCATCCAGAGTGTGATAGTGCCATTGAAGATATTGTAAATGAAGCCATAGTGTCGGATACAAATGACAGTCCAGTAGAAATTGAACTTTCAAATCTGAACGCTAGTGATGGTATTAAGAATAAAATACGACAAGAATTCAAACATATTTTATCACTTTTAGATTTTGATAAAAAATCTCACGAAATTTATAGGAATTGGTATATTGATGGAAGGTTATTTTATCACAAAGTAATTGATCTAAAGAATCCACAAGAAGGAATTCAAGAACTTCGTTACATAGACGCAATTAAAATGCGTTATGTGAGACAACATAAAAAGAATGAGAAAGATAACAACAGATATAGACTGTCTAATATAAATGCTGATAATCCAATGGATTATGAGTTTCCTGAAATTGAGGAATATTTCATCTATAATCCAAAGATGACATATCCAACCACAAATCCATCTTCTTTAGGTGGAAATACTGGAATTAAAATGTCAAAGGATTCTATCACATATTGCACCTCAGGTCTTGTAGATAGGAATAAGGGATCAACACTTTCATATCTTCATAAAGCAATCAAGTCCCTCAATCAACTGCGAATGATTGAAGACTCACTGGTAATTTATCGTCTGTCTCGTGCGCCAGAAAGAAGAATTTTTTATATTGATGTAGGTAATCTACCAAAGGTTAAGGCGGAACAATATCTTCGTGATGTTATGATGCGTTATCGCAATAAACTGGTATATGATGCAAGCACCGGAGAAATTCGCGATGATAAAAAATTCATGGCAATGCTTGAGGACTTCTGGCTCCCAAGAAGAGAAGGTGGTAGAGGAACTGAAATCTCTACACTTCCTGGTGGTCAAAACCTTGGAGAGATTACAGATATTGAATATTTTAAGAAGAAACTTTATCGTTCACTAAATGTCCCACCATCAAGAATGGATGGAGAAGGTGGATTTAATCTTGGTCGGTCATCAGAAATTCTGAGAGATGAAGTTAAGTTTAGCAAGTTTGTTGCTCGTTTGAGAAAAAGATTCTCATACATGTTCCATGATATGTTGAGAACGCAATTGATTCTCAAAAATATTATCACTCCAGAAGACTGGGAAATTATGAGTGAGCATATTCAATATGACTTCTTATATGATAATCACTTTGCTGAACTCAAGGATGCTGAGTTACTCAATGAAAGATTGAATATGGTTCAGATTGCAGAACCTTATGTTGGAAAGTATTTTTCTCAAGATTATTTGAGAAGAAAGATTCTTCGTCAAACTGATGAAGAAATTCTTGAGCAGGATAAAATTATGAAAAAAGAAATTAAAGATGGTATTATTCCAGATCCAAATGCACCAATAGATCCAATGACAGGTATGCCATTAGAACCTGGACAACAACCTGCAGGAATGAATTTGGGACAACCAGTGATGGAACCAAATTTAGATGCTCAAGGTGCTGCCACCGAAGCAAGTGGTAAAATTGCAGAAATGCCTAAGGGTGGAGAAATTTAATAAATACTAGAGATTACTTATGAGTTTATTAAAAATGGATGATCTTATGGATATGATTGTCTCTGACGAATCACCTTCTCAGATTAGCGACAAAATTAAAGAACTTTTATTCACAAAATCAGCAGAAAAAATAGATTCTTTCCGACCTTCTGTTGCAGTTTCAATGTTTTCTGGAGAAGTAGAAGAGGAACAATGAAATCATTTCAACAATTCATCTCAGAATCAGTAAATATTTCCGGAGATTTTAACGGAAATCTTTACATCAATTCTTCTCAACCAGAACAACAATCAGTTGGTGAAGGATATGTTGCAGATGTAGTATGGAATGGAAGTCTTTATAGGATGGAATTGACCAGCAGAACTGGTATTCCATCAAAACAATCTTTAGGTGAAGAATTGCAAGCAGAATATCCAGGTGCAATTGTTCACCAGATTTATCCAATTGCAGAAAAGAACTGCAATATTAAAAAAGCAAGCAGATACCACCCATCAAAATTAGAATGGATTGATTGATAAATGGCTCAGTGGAATAAGAATACTCAAGATTATTTGAACCAAGAAAGAAGTCTTTTTGAGGTTTTTTTACAAGCAGATAAATTTGGAAATATTTTTGATCCATTAGGTCAAGGATTTTCAGGAGATCTTTTTGGTAGATTAAAAGTATCACAACCATTTACTCTTTTTGACTCAACTCATAGATATTCTCAAGATGGTGATTTTGATGATGTAATTCTTGGAGCAGGATCTACTGTTGGAATTATAACACATCAAAGTACTGCAACATTAGGAATTGGTACTACTGCAGGTTGTTCTATTGTAAGAGAAAGTAAAAGAGTATTTTCATATCAACCTGGTAAAGCATTACAAGTTTTTCAAACATTTGTAATGGCATCACCAAAAGCAAATCTTACTCAAAGAGTTGGTTATGCATCATCAACAAATGGCGTAGTTTTAGAACAAGCAACTGATTCTACTGGAATTACCACAGTATACTGGGTAATGAGAACTGAAAGATCTGGTATTAGCACAGAAATTAAAGTTCCACAATCCGAATGGAATATTGATACTTATGATGGTGTTGGAGTGGGAACAACATCTAAAAATTCAAGTGGACATAGATTGGATTTATCAATGGCACAAATTATGTTCACCGAATATGAGTGGTTAGGTGTTGGTGCAGTTCGTTGCGGATTTGTAAATAAGGATGGTAATTTTCATATTACTCATATCTTTAATCATGCAAATACAATTAATAGTACATATATGACAACTGCTACACTTCCAGTTAGATATGAAATATTAAACACTGGAGTCACAACATCTACATCAACAATGAAACAGATATGCGTTTCTATTCAATCTAATGGTGGTTATGAAAAAAGGGTTGCATCAGATGTAGCAAGACAAGATGCACTAGTTTCAGTAGCATCTACAACTTTTATTCCTCTTGTAAGTATTCGTCTCAAAGCAGGAAGAGAAGATGCAGTTATTCTTCCGAATCAAATTAATGCACTTCCAGATAGTGCAACATCAGTTTATTATGAAGTCGCTCTCATTAAAAATGCAACTCTCAGTGGCGGAAGTTGGGTAAATTCTTCATCTCCAAATGTGGAGCAAAATACAACTGCAACTTCTATGTCTGGTGGAACAGTTGTTAGAGCAGAATATATTTCATCTGCAAATAAAGCATCAACTGCTTTAAACGAAAATACAGAATATAATTGGGATTTACAACTTGGAAGAACTCAAGCAAAAGTTAGTGACACATTTACATTAGCAGTTAGAGCAATTTCTGGAAGTGGAAATTGTATTGGTGCTTTGAGTTTTTATGACTTAACTTGATTAAATAATAAATAACTAAAAGTGTATTATTAAAAATAATGGCTCACAGACCAGTTGGGGCAGGTTCCTCATTTACATTTACTGCAGGTGCTGCAACAACATCATCTGCATTTTCAGTACAATCAAGTGTTTTGAGAGTGGTTGCTGTTGGAGGAGCAGCTCATATTTCTGTGGGAGGAAATCCTTCAGCAACTTCCACTGATTATTATATTTCTTCTGGTGGATCAGAAACTCTTGCATTGACTAAAGCATCAAATAAAGTTGTTGGAGTTACTACAGGTACAACAACAACTATTATTGTTCCAGAAGGAACTCAAGTTCCATTTGGGGTTGGTGATTATGTATCTTTAACAGTTGGTGGTCAGTCATATTATGATTTCACTCATAAACAAGTTTTGTCAGTTGATACGAGTGCCGGTATAAATGGTTATTATCAAACAAGAATGACCGTAGATAATAACTCTAGTGGAATTTTAACTGCATTTGCCCCAACAGATGCTAGTGTTTCGATTTCAAATAAAGTTTCTGCATATGGTGTCGGTTCAGGAACTCTTTATTACCAACAAGTACAAATCTCAGGACAAGCATGATGAAACTTATCAGAGAAGAAGTAGAAAAAGTAGAAGTTATCACCGAAACTGTAGGTGGTAAAAAACAACTTTATATTCAGGGAGTTTTCCTCCAAAGTGAATGTGTTAATCGTAATGGTAGAATGTATCCTTTCCAAATTATGGAAAGAGAAGTTAACCGTTATAATGAAAATTATGTTCAAAAAGGTAGAGCACTTGGCGAATTAGGTCATCCAGATGGACCTACTGTAAATCTTGATAGAGTTTCTCATAAAATTACAGAACTCAAGCAAAGTGGTAATAACTTTATTGGTAAGGCACAAATTTTATCCACTCCAATGGGTAAAATTGCCGAATCACTTCTCAAAGATGGAGTGACTCTTGGTGTTTCATCTCGTGGAATTGGTTCTTTAAGAGAAAATACTAAAGGATTTAAAGAAGTTGGTGAAGATTTTATGCTTGCAACTGCAGCAGATATTGTTGCAGATCCTTCTGCACCTGACGCTTTTGTTCAGGGAATTATGGAAGGTAAAGAGTGGATTTGGGATGGTGGTATTTTGCGAGAGAAATTAGCAGAGAATACCAAAAGAAAAATTAATGCTCTAGTTGATCAAAGAATACTAGAAGAACATAAAATTAAATTATTCAATGAGTTTTTAAATTCATTGTAATTTATTAATTTATAAATAAATATAGATTAAATTACTAAGGTTAATCGGAGAGTTCAAATGTCTCGTGGAGATTTACAAGAAATGGAAGTAGGCACTAAGCAATCCAAAACCGCCGTTAATGCAAATGCAAAGGCTGGAGAAGCAATGCCAAACCTATCAGGCAATATTCCTGATGGACAAACGGGCGGATGGGAAGATCTTGGAGGTCCAGATCCTTCCAACTACCGTCCAGATGATGATTCTGCAAAACTTAAAACACCTGGAGGAACCCTTAAGCAAGTTAAGGATGTTGTCAACAAAGGTGCTAAACCTGCGGAAGCAATGAAAGGTGTTAAGGAAGATGAAGAACTTGAGTATGATGAAGATGAAGAGCTCCTAGAAGCCGCTAAGGAAGAAGAGGAAGGAGAAGAGGAAGAAGAAGGCGGTAAGAAAGGCAAAAAGAAGGAAGAAGAGGAAGGAGAAGAAGAAGAAGAAATGGAAGAAGAGTTTAGCATCGAAGAAGATGTTAATGCTCTGCTTGCTGGCGAAGAACTCTCCGAAGAGTTCCAAGAAAAAGCAAGAACCATTTTTGAAGCTGCTCTTCGTTCCAAAGTTTCTGATATTAAAGAAGCACTTGAAGAGCAGTATGTTGCTGCTCTTGCAGAAGAAGTTCAAGAAATTAAAACTGAACTTTCGGAGCGCGTAGATGCATACCTTGAGTATGTATCTGAAGAGTGGATGCAAGAAAATATTCTTGCAGTTGAAAGCGGTCTTAAGACCGAAATGACCGAATCATTCCTTGCAGGAATGAAGGGTCTTTTTGAAGAACATTATGTATCAATCCCTGAAGATAAATATAATGTGCTTGAAAGCATGGTAGAAAAACTTGATGAAATGGAGACAAAACTCAACGAGCAAATTGAGAAGAACATTTCACTTAACAAGCGTCTCGCAGAGTCGGTTGCTGATGGAATCTTTGAAGAAGTCGCTGAAGGTCTAGCAGACACTCAGAAAGACAAGCTCGCTTCACTTGCCGAAAGTGTTGAGTTTGAAAGTGAAGCAAAATATCGTGAAAAGCTGGAGACTTTGAAGGAATCATATTTTCCTTCAAGAGTAGTTTCTCCACAGGCCAGAACTGAAACTTTGTCGGATGGTATGGATCCAGCACCTGAAGTAATTTCCGGTCAAATGGCTACCTACCTAAGAACTCTTCAGGCAGTCGCCAAAAACTGAACTTAATATTAATCAAACCCAAAAATCACTTTAGTAAAAAAGGTAAACGCAAATGTTCCATTCTGAGCATCTGCAGGAAAAGTGGGCACCTCTACTAGATTATCAGGGTATCGACCCTATCAAAGATTCTCATCGTAGAGCTGTAACCGCTGTCCTGCTCGAAAACCAAGAAAAATTTTTAAGAGAGCAATCTGCTTTCGACAACGGTTCCATGAGTATGCTCATGGAGTCACCAACCAACAGCGGTAATGCTGCTGGTGCTAGTGGTGCTTTCGGTGGCGGTTCCGCTGCTGGTGGTCCTACTGCAGGTTTTGATCCAGTTCTGATTTCACTCATTCGTCGTTCAATGCCCAACCTGGTCGCTTATGACCTGGCTGGCGTTCAACCAATGAGTGGTCCTACTGGACTTATCTTCGCAATGCGTTCCCGCTATACCAACCAAAGCGGAACTGAAACCTTCTTCAATGAAGTAGATACTGCATTCTCCGGTCAAGACGCAGGTTTTGATGAGGCTGCAGGATTTACTGAAGTTGGCGTTGGTATGGGTACTACTGCACAAGCAGGAAGCAACCCATCAGTTCTAAACCCAGTTGGTAGCGCAACCTCAACCGCCTACAATGTAGGTCAGGGTATGGTTACTGGCGACGCAGAAAACCTTGATGGTACAGCTGGTGATGCATTCAACCAGATGGCATTCTCAATCGAGAAAGTCACTGTTACTGCAAAGTCACGCGCTCTGAAAGCTGAGTACTCATTAGAACTCGCTCAAGACCTCAAGGCAATCCATGGTCTGAATGCTGAAGCGGAATTAGCAAACATTCTCTCAACTGAGATTCTTGCTGAAATCAACCGCGAAGTTATCAGAACCATCTATAAGGTTGCTGAACAGGGTGCTGTTCAAAACACTGCAACAGCTGGTATCTTCGACCTCGATGTTGACTCCAACGGTCGTTGGTCAGTTGAGAAGTTCAAGGGTCTCCTATTCCAAATCGAGCGTGATGCTAACGCAATCGCACAAAGAACTCGTCGCGGAAAGGGTAACATCATCATGTGTTCTGCTGATGTTGCTTCAGCACTAACCATGGCTGGTGTTCTAGACTACACCCCTGCACTTAACGCTAATCTGTCTGTTGATGACACCGGCAATACTTTTGCTGGTACTCTAATGGGCAAATTCCGCGTCTACATTGACCCATATTCTGCTAACCTCACTGCGGGTAACACCTCACCAGGTAACCAGTATTATGTTGTTGGTTATAAGGGTGCTTCCCCTTATGACGCTGGACTCTTCTATTGTCCTTATGTTCCTCTCCAAATGGTTCGTGCCGTTGGTGAGAACTCCTTCCAGCCTAAGATTGGCTTTAAGACCCGTTATGGTCTTGTTGCTAACCCATTTGCAGAAGGAACCAATCAGGGTCTCGGTCGTCTTCAGACCAACCAGAACCGCTACTACAGAAGAGTTGCTGTTAAGAACCTCATGTGATCAATATCACATAAGATTATCGAGAGACCCCAAAAGGGTCTCTTTTTTTATCTAAATATTTAAAAAAATGACGACCAACTCATTTAAGAATCAAATACAGAATAGAAATTTTCTAGCACCTGTTGGATTTAAATTTATTTTAAATAGAGCACCTAAAGTTGCCTTTTTTAGTAATTCTGCAAATATACCTGGATTAACTTTAGGAATTGCCAATCAACCATCATATTTGAGAGACATACCTCAACCTGGGGAAAAGATAGAGTTTGAAGATTTCACTCTTAGGTTTTTAGTTGATGAGGATTTGACGAATTACACTGAAATTTCAAACTGGATTCGTGGTCTTGGATTTCCCGAATCCTTGGAAGAAATATACGAATTACAAACTTCAAATCCAAATATGAATCAACCAAGAAAAGGATTGATGAATCTGTATTCGGATGGAACTTTAACTGTTTTAACAAGCAGCCAAAATGCAAACTTTAAAATAAAATTTAGAGACTTGTTTCCTTATAATTTGACTACATTACAATTTGATGCTACAGAAACAGACATTCAATACTTTACAGCAGAAGTATCTTTCAAGTATACTATGTTTAATATTACAGATTTGAATGGCGATCCTTTATGAGTTTTGATCTTGATACTATTCAAAAAATGTGGGAGCAGGACTCCAAAATTGACATGGATAATCTTCATACGGAATCTACAAATATTCCCATCCTTCACGCAAAATATTTTGATCTATACAATACCATTTTTTTGTTGAGAAAAAAAGCAGAACAACAAAAAAGAAATATTAGACATGAAAGATATGAATACTATTCTGGGAAGGCAGATCCTGATGTTTATGTGGAAAATCCATTTCCCAAAAAAATCAGGGATAAAGACACTATGCAAAAATATTTGGATGCCGATGAAAAATTGTCAACTGTTTGTTTGAAAATAGATTATTATGACACTATGCTTGTTTATATTGAAAGCATTTTAAAAATGATTCAAAATAGAACATATCAAATCAAGAATGCAATTGAATTTATGAGATTTAACGCTGGACTAGGGTAAATAAATATTCACAGATGAATGAATCATCGTGAACACAACCGATCTTATTATTTCTAAATCAAACGAAGTATTTTTAAAAATCAATACAGAACCTCATATTGAGTATGAACTTAGAGATCACTTTAAGTTTGAGGTTCCTAATGCAAAATTTATGCCTCAGTATAGAGGTAGAAATTGGAATGGAGAAATTCATTTATATGATATGAGATCGAAACAAATATATGTTGGTCTCTTAGATAAAATTGTAAATTTTTGCAATCAATACGGATATTCTTATAAGTTTGAAGATAACAAATTTTACGGACAACCTTTCGAAATAAATCAAAATATTTCATATGAAGGTGTAAAAGACTATATGAAATCTATTTGTGCTCATTCTCCACGGGAGTATCAAGTAGAGGGAGTATACGATGCTCTACGACATAACCGAAAATTATTGATATCACCCACAGCCTCAGGAAAATCCTTGATGATTTATTCCCTCGTAAGGTATTATGTAGATAAAGGACAAAAAATTCTTCTAGTTGTTCCAACGACATCTTTGGTAGAGCAGATGTACAAGGATTTCCAAGACTATGGTTGGGATGCTGATTCATATTGTCACCGTATTTATTCGGGTAAAGAAAAAACAAATGAATATTCTGTAACGATCACAACTTGGCAGTCTGTTTATAAACTAGAGAGATCTTTTTTTGAAGAATATAATGTAATTATAGGCGATGAAGCTCATCTTTTCAAGAGCAAATCCTTGATAGAAATTATGACCAAACTTCATCATGCAAAATATCGTTTTGGTTTTACTGGAACTCTTGATGGAACACAAACACATAAATGGGTTTTAGAGGGGTTATTTGGTCCATCTTATAAAGTTACCAAAACAGATGAATTGATGAGGCAAGGTCATTTATCACAATTAGATATTCAGTGTATTGTTTTAAAACATAATCCACAAAAATTTGAAACTTATGAAGATGAGATTCAATATTTAATTTCTCATGAACAAAGAAATAAATTTATTACAAATCTTGCATTAGATTTAAAAGGAAATACCCTTATTTTATTTTCAAGAGTAGAAGCGCATGGAGCTATCTTATTTGAAAAGATAAATACTAATAAGCGAAATGATCGTAAAGTATTTTTTATTCATGGTGGAGTTGACGCTGAAGAAAGAGAATTGGTTAGAGAAATTACAGAAAGAGAAAATAATGCAATTATTGTTGCATCTTATGGAACTTTTTCTACCGGAATCAACATCAAAAATTTACATAATGTTATTTTTGCCTCACCAAGCAAATCAAGAATTCGTAATCTTCAAAGCATTGGACGAGTTCTTAGAAAAGGAAAAGACAAAGTAAAAGCAACACTTTATGATATCGCTGATGACTGTACATATAACGCAAGAAAAAATTATACTCTAAATCATCTCATTGAAAGAATTAAGATCTATAATGAAGAGAATTTTAATTACGATATAATTACAATTAATTTAAAAAAATGATAGAAGACGATTTTTATGCAACAATAAAATTAAAAACAGGGGAAGAAATATTTGCTAAAGTTGCTGCCTCTGAAGAAGAAGATCGAACAATATTGATTATTTCAAATCCCATTGTTTTAAGCGAAGTTACTACTAGAATGGGAGTTGTTGGATATAAAATAGAACCTTGGTTAAAAACAACAAAGGAAGATATGTTTTTAATAAATCTTGAAGATGTATTAACTCTTTCCGAATCTTCAGATATAAAAATAATAATGATGTATCAAAATTATGTACGACAATCTGATAAAAAAAGTATAAATCAATCAAAAATCAGTCGTAAAATGGGTTATATCTCTAATGTCAATGATGCTAAAGAGATATTAGAGAAACTCTATAAAAATAGTTAAAGCTTATCTTATCAACCTCCACAAAGGTAATTGTATCAACTTTTGAATACCTTGTCAAGCATTTGTATAAGTGGTATAATCTATACATAATAATGATAAAAACTTATGATTACCACAGCAGTCATGGCCAAAAGAAAAAGGTCAGAGCATTATGTCAATAATAAAGAGTTCCTTGCTGCTATCATCAAATATCGTGAAGATGTTGAAATAACTTTTATTAAAAAGTTTGGCAGAGAATTAACGAAAGAAGACCGTGCAAAGACTTGGGATACAAAACCTCCTATTCCCCGCTACATTGGAGAGTGTTTCTTAAAGATTGCGAATCACCTTTCCTTTAAACCAAACTTCGTGAACTACATGTTCAAGGAAGATATGATTTCTGATGGTATTGAAAATTGTGTTCAGTACATTCACAATTTCAATCCGGAGAAGTCACAAAATCCTTTCGCATACTTCACTCAAATCATTCACTACGCTTTCCTTCGTCGCATCCAAAGAGAAAAGCGTCAATTGGAAATCAAAAATAAAATCCTTGAAAGGTCTGGATTTTCGGAAGTCTTCACAGACGACAACACTATTGACGGCGGGAACTATTCCGATTATAATTCTATCAAGGACGGAGTTCACAGCAAACTGCGGTATTGAATGAAAGTAGCAATTATTACAGACCAACATTTTGGTGCGAGAAAGAATTCCAAACTCTTTCATGATTATTTTCTAAATTTCTACGACAATGTATTTTTCCCTACACTCGAAGAGCAAGGGATTACTACTGTTGTAGATATGGGAGATACTTTTGATAGTCGTAAGGGAATTGATTTCTCTGCTTTATCTTGGGCAAAAAATAATTACTATGACCGTCTTCAAGAAATGGGTGTAAGGGTCCATACAATTGTAGGAAATCATACGGCTTATTATAAGAACACTAATAATGTAAATGCAGTTGATTTACTTTTGCGTGAGTATGATAATGTGACGGTATATTCGGAACCAACTGAAGTTATTCTCGATAATCTCCGAACACTTTTTATACCCTGGATTAATCAAGAAAATGAGGAAAGTACTCTCAAACTTATTAAAAAGACAACTTGCCCGTGCGCGATGGGGCACCTTGAACTCCAGGGATTTAGAGTTAATAAGCAAATCGTCATGGAGCACGGTCTGGAGGGCAAACTATTTGATAAGTTCACTAGAGTCTACTCGGGACACTATCACACTAGATCGAATGATGGAACGGTCTTTTACTTAGGAAATCCCTATGAGATCTACTGGACTGATGTTGGTGATACTCGTGGATTCACTATTTTTGATACTGAAACGATAACTCACGAGCATGTAAACAATCCTTATAAGATGTTCCATAACATTTATTATGAGGACACTAACTATCAAACATTTGATACTCGTGAGTACGAAAACAAGATCGTAAAGGTTGTTGTTCGTAAAAAGTCTGACACTAAAAAGTTTGAAAAGTTTATTGATAAACTTTATTCTTCCAACATTGCAGAACTCAAAATCATTGAGAATTTTGACATTCAAGAACATGAAGAGTTTGAAGCATTTGAAAGCGAAGACACTATTTCTATCCTGAATAGATATATTGAGGAGGCAGAAATTAGTCTTGATAAATCAGTCATTCAAAAAATGATGCAAGAAATTTATCAAGAGGCATGTGAATTAGTTTAAATGTTTATTCTAACAATCAATGGCAGAGAAACTGAAGGAGCATATTCCGTAATTGATGATGAGGGAGAACATATTTTGTATCTTTTTCAGGAAGAGGATGATGCTGTTCGGTATGCTATGATGTTAGAAGAAGAAGGATATCCAGAAATGCATGTAATTGAAATTGAAGATGAAGTAATGATAAAAACTTGTGAACTGCATGGGTATCAATATGCAGTGATTACTCCAAATGACATTGTAATTCCTCCAAACACTGATCATGATTTTATTTAAAACTATTCGTTGGAAAAACTTTTTAAGCACTGGCAATCAGTACACTGAAGTTGATTTTACAAAAAATAAAACTAATCTCATTGTCGGTACAAATGGAGCAGGAAAAAGTACTGTTCTGGATGCACTTACATTTGCTTTGTTTGGAAAACCATTTCGTAAGATTAATAAACCTCAACTTATTAACTCTGTAAATGAAAAGGACTGTAGAGTTGAAGTAGAGTTTTCGATTGGAAATGCTGATTGGAAAGTTGTAAGGGGAATTAAACCTGCACTTTTTGAGATTTGGAGAAATGATACTTCTTTGGATCAATCTGCCGCTGCTTTAGATCAGCAGAAGTGGTTGGAGCAAAATGTTCTTAAAATGAACTACAAGTCCTTCACTCAGATTGTAATTCTGGGTTCTAGTACTTTTGTTCCTTTTATGCAACTCTCTGCTGCACATCGTAGAGAAGTCATTGAGGATTTGCTTGATATCAAGATTTTTTCTTCAATGAATATGGTTATCAAAGAAAAGATTCGTCAAACAAAAGAAGAAATCAAAGTTTATGAACTGAAGAAAGAATCTCTTCTTGATAAAGTCAAAATGCAACAGGAGTTCATTGAAGAACTTGAGAATCGCGGAAAAGAAAGTATTGATAATAGTAATCGGAAAATTTCCGATTTGGATAAAGAAATCCAACAATATATGAATGAGAATAGTACTTTAGAAGAACCTCTTTATGAGTATATTCGAGAGCAAGATAAGTTGGTTGGATATGCAGAAAAACTACGCAAACTTGGAAACTTAAAGGGTAAGATTTCTCAAAAAGTATCTACCATTACTAAAGAGCATAAGTTCTTTACAGAGAATACGGTATGCCCCACCTGCACACAGTCTATCGAAGAGATCTTCAGAATAAATAGAATTAACGACGCTCAAAATAAAGCAAAAGAGTTGCAATCTGGTTATAAAGAACTAGAGGAGGCAATTAAAGAGGAAGAAGAGCGAGAGCGTCAATTCAATACTCTGTCGAAGGAGATTTCAAAATTAACGAATGGCATTTCTCAAAACAATATTAAGATTAACGGATTACAAAGACAAATCCGAAATCTTGAAAAAGAAATTCAAGTTCTTACCGAGAACCTTGCAAACCGAAATTCTGAACATGAGAAGTTAGAATCCTTCAAAGACAACTTAAAAATTACATACGACGAACTCGCTTCTAAAAAAGACACAATCAACTATTACGATTTTTCGTATAGTTTGCTCAAAGACGGTGGAGTAAAATCCAAAATTATTAAGAAGTATTTGCCACTCATCAATCAGCAGGTCAATCGTTATCTGCAAATGATGGACTTCTATATTAACTTTACTCTTGATGAGGAGTTTAACGAAACCGTCCAGTCACCCATTCACGAAGATTTCTCCTATGCTTCTTTTAGTGAAGGAGAAAAACAAAGAATCGACCTAGCACTTCTTTTTACTTGGAGAGAAGTTGCAAGAATGAAGAACTCGGTGAATACTAATCTAATGATTCTTGATGAAATTTTTGATAGTTCTTTGGATTCCACTGGAACCGAAGAGTTTCTTAAAATCATTCGTTATGTAATTAAAGACGCAAACATTTTTGTTATCTCTCATAAGACAGGTCTTGAGGACAGATTTGAAAGTGTCATAAAGTTTGAAAAAGTAAAAGGTTTTTCGCATATGGTGGTCTGATCCACTTAATAACAATGCAAGTCCCAAACTGGAAACACCATTCAAAGAAAGAACAGAAACGAAAACTTAAACCGCAAGCACTGAGGCAAGCAAAAGCACGACTCGCCCAGTTCAAAAAGCGTCACATGGGTCGCCCAAAAGGCGACCTTTCGTTTTATGATGGTCTCATACGAAACAAACCTCATGGCAGTCTCTCACGAAATCAAATCTCAACTTGCCAAACTTCTTGCTACTGAAGACCTTGTGGTGGAACACAAGAAGGTTCCTACTGCTTGTTTCAATGTTCATACTCGTGTTCTGACTCTGCCTTTGTGGGAAAAGGCAAGTAACCTTGTATATGACCTTCTGGTTGGTCATGAGGTGGGTCACGCACTCTTTACTCCTGATGAGGATTGGAGCGAAACTGCAAAAGTTCCTCAGCAGTTTGTGAATGTGGTTGAGGATGCTCGCATTGAAAAACTGATGAAGCGTAAGTATGCTGGTCTTGCTAAGACTTTCTTTAATGGATATAAGGAACTGAACGAAGAAGATTTCTTTCAACTCAAAGAAGAAGATATTTCTACTTTTAATCTTGCTGACCGCGCTAACCTTTATTTTAAAGTTGGCAACTTTTTGACTCTTGATTTTACTCCAGAGGAAAAAGAAATCATTAATATCATTGATGCTTGTGAAAGTTTTGCAGATACACTGATTGCTGCTGAAGAACTTTATAATTATTGTAAAAAAGAAAAGGAACAACAGCAGAAGGTTGCTGACTTTGATTCTCACGAAACTCAAGGAAATTCACAGTCTCCTGCAAGTGATTTTGTGGAGACTAATGACTCCTCTTCTGAGCAAGAAGGTGAGAGTGATAACTCCTCTGAAAAAGAGTCTTCAGAGTCCTATGGTGGCACTGCTCAAGGTGATGAAACTCCCGTAAAATCTTCTGGGGAAAAAGAAGAACCTGAAGTTCGCACTGCAGAGTCTTTGGAAGATAAGATTCGTGACCTTGTGGGTAACGATGGATATGAAAATGTTTATATTGAGGTTCCTCAAGTAAAT